CTATATGTCTGACTGATTCCCATCCTCCGTATTTATGAACTTTACCGGACCGCCAATTCCAAAATATTTTTCAAAGAAAGTTTTTAGCTTATCAATAACCGTCTGCTTCTTTTTTGCACGATTACCACCCCCAAAGCGGCTGACCGGTGGCATAATTGTATCAATATCTGTGCCGACAGTTTTAACTTCTCCCTCTCGGAAAGAATTCTCTAAGAACTTACGGGTTTCTTCCGGCTTGAGCTTTTCATCTTTAATGATAGCTTCCAAATCTGCTTCACGCTGTTCAGCAACATAGCCGTTCCATTCGGTCATTACATCATCGACATCGTTGATCCCTGCAATAAAGTTTTCAATCAGTTGTTTTTTACTGCGAAGCTCTGGGCTGGCATCAATTGCTTTATGAATCGTTATCAGCACTTCCTTATCTTCGCAGTGCGTATCGTGATACTTTTTCACCAGCATCAGAATGTAGTCAATATTGATTTCGATCTGTTTAATAAGCTCAACTTCAAAAACAATGTCGTCAATGATGTCAGTGCTCTCACCATTTTCTCGCTTGCATTTCCATTCATCTCTCAGATCCTGATATCTACCAAGATAGTCCTGAAGATCTCTCTCAGAGATCATTTCCTTACCTACAAACTCATCAAAGGAAACAAGCAAGTTCCGCATACGAAGGAGCGCGCCAAACAAAGCAATGAAATCCTTCTGATTCTGCTCACCCACAATCTGTGTCTCTGATAACGGGAACTTATTCTGCAAATCCTCGATCATATCTACATAACCAGGCATCTGTTTTCCATCAACAGACTCATAGCCGTAGTAATAGTCTTTAAAGCTCTGCAATAAGACGATTCCACCGGCGTTCTTATCTCCAAATAAGGAAATTGCTGCGTCAACACGCTTTTGCAGATTGCGGAAGCAAACAATATTACCGAAGGTCTTGATGCTGTTCAAGATACGATTCGTTCTGCTAAATGCCTGAATCAGACCATGCATTTTCAAATTCTTATCTACCCATAGTGTATTCAGAGTTGTTGCATCAAACCCGGTTAAAAACATATTTACGACAATCAGAAGGTCCAGTTCTTTATTCTTCATACGGAGAGAAACATCTTTATAATAATTCTGGAACTGATCACTATCCGTCGAATAGTTCGTATGGAACATCACATTGTAATCTTTGATGGCATCATCAAGGAAGTCTCGTGAGCTCTTATCGAGTGCAGATGTATCCTCTGGATTCTCCTCTTCCAGAAGTCCGTCAGCTTCCTCCTCATTTGGGGCATAGCTGTAGATAACCGCGATTTTCAGTGCTTTTGTAGGATCTTCGGCAATCTGTTTTCGGAATTCATTGTAATACAGTTTCGCCATTGGAACAGACGCTACTGCAAAGATAGAATTAAAACCACTCACTCTTTGCTTCTTTTTAATTTCTTCTACCGCACCGCGCTCTGCAGATGCAACATCTGAAATATTGGTGAGCTGATTGTAAATATAAGTCTTATCTCCTCGATACGTCTTCTGGTCGAAATGATCCAGTATGTACTTGGTGACCTGTGAAATACGTTGCGGAGCCATAAATGCTTTTTCACGATTAATATCCCAGACCTGTTCATCATCAATATCCTTATCGGAATCCATGGTTTTAATATAATCAACGCGGAAAGGAAGAACATTCTTATCATTGATGGCATCTACAATTGTATACTCATGCAGCTGATCACCAAACGTCTGTGCTGTCGTGAAAAGCATGGATTTTGATGAAGTGTTGGCATTAACAGAAAAGATCGGAGTGCCAGTAAAACCAAACATATAATACTTTTGAAATGCACCACTCTTCTTGTTTCCGTTCTTATCGACGCCGCCAGCAATTGCTGTATGCATGTCACCAAACTGGCTACGATGGCACTCATCAAAAATAATGACTACTTGCTTGTTATAAACCGGATGCTCTTTATTTTTCTTGATAAAAGTTGACAGTTTCTGGATCGTCGTAATAATGATATGAGACTTCCGATCACTGAGCTGCTTTGCAAGAATTGAAGTAGAGGTGTTACTATTGGCGGCACCTTTCTCAAACCTGTCATATTCCTTCATTGTCTGGTAATCAAGATCTTTTCTATCTACGACGAACAAGACTTTATCAATGTACGGAAGCTGTGAAGCGAGCCTTGCTGTTTTAAATGAGGTCAGAGTTTTACCAGATCCTGTGGTATGCCAAATATATCCGCCAGCTGCTATGGTGCCATACTTCTTATAATTATGAGCGATCTCTATTCGATTCAATATTCGTTCTGTTGCCGTGATCTGATACGGACGCATAACCATCAACATATTTTCAGATGTGAAAATACAATACTTTGTCAAGATATTCAGAATAGAATGCTTTGCAAAAAAGGTTTTCGTAAAGTCAATCAGATCCGGGATTACTTTATTGCTGGCATCCGCCCAGAAGGAAGTAAATTCAAAGCTATTGCTTGTCTTTTCCTTCTTTGTCTTTCCAGAGTTTGCATCTTTAATTGCGTTCCACCTAGTGCTGTTTGAATAGTACTTTGTATTCGTTCCATTGGAGATCACAAAAATCTGAACATACTCAAATAAGCCAGAACCAGCCCAGAAGGAATCCCTCTGGTAACGGTTGATCTGGTTGAACGCTTCTCGAATCGCAACACCGCGACGTTTCAATTCAATATGAACAAGAGGCAAGCCATTTACAAGAATAGTCACATCATAACGGTTATCATGTTTTGCCCCTTGTTCCTGCCCGATAACATACTGGTTGATTACTTGCAGGCGATTGTTATGAACCTGTTTTTTATCAATCAGCATGATGTTCTTGGACATGGCATCATCACGTTTTAATACCTGTACAGAATCTTCTTGAATTTTCCGTGTCTTATCTACAATGCCTTCATTCTTATTTGCAATCTTCTCAGTGAAGAAACGTTCCCACTCAGTATCGGAAAACTTGTAATCATTCAAGTCTTCAAGTCGAGTACGTAGATTCTGAATTAAATCTTCCTCTGTATGAATTGGAAGATACTCATACCCCTGTTCACAGAGTAGACGAATAAATTCCTGCTCCAGTTCTGCTTCACTCTGATACGCATCAGAACGTTTTTTGACAGGCTCATACTCTGTAACTACTGTATTTTCGTTGGTTTCAGCAACGATGTTGAAGTATGGCATACCATCACTCCTCTCTGTTTCTATTGCTTCTCTTTGAAGGTTAGAAGCTTATCCCTGTAATATTCATATTGCTTCTGACGTGCTTCGATTTCTGCTGGAAGTCCCGTAGACAGGTCGTTGCAAAGTTTGTCGAAGCGGTCGAGAATAGATACAATTCTTTCTTGTTCCTCAATTGGTAATATTGGAACCATGATTTTAGACAATTTCGGACCAGTAGTTGTTGCGCGTGTAGTAACTGAAGCGTACCTTATAATGACATTTCTCACAGCTGTCGTTGAAAAATAATATGAGCAAAACTTAGGAAGCAAATAATCTGTTATTGGTCTTGCCCTCAATACAAAGCCGCTAAAGACACAATCTGGTATATCTTCAATCAAAGTGCTGGACATTCCAATATCTTCTTTTGTTTCTGATGTTCGTGTAAAAAATACATCTCCTTTTTTAGCACTATATCTTTTGATTTCATCATCTGTTACATCGACTAATCCTTTTATAAAGTTGTGATTCAAATATCGATGATTATACACATCTGTGAAGTTTATAATTGGCGTTCCCTTGCCAAATGCTTCTTTTCCTTTGTTAAGTCCGTTTTTTATTTCAAACAATGTTCCAACCGAAGCTATGGCATATCCAAACACATACTGAATGAGCTTAATTGCGTTCAGTTCTGTCTGTCTGTCTGTCTGTCTGTCTGTCTGTCTGTCACGAGCGTGCTGCCGGTTTCAGCAAATGTCAAGAGTAAATCACGATAATATTCGTATTGCTTCTGGCGTGCTTCAATTTCGGCTGGAAGACCGATATTCAGGTCGGTACAGATTTTCTCGAAGTTATCCAAGACATCTGCATAGCGTTTCTGAATATCAAGTGGCGGCAATGGTATAGTAATTTGCTCGATAGATGGAACATTAGAGTGAACCACCTTACTTTTTACTTTTCCTTTGCTTTTCTGTTCTCTCGCTTGTTGTGTTGAAAGTACATGAGCCAAATATCTCGGATTTTGCTTATGCTTCAATACAACAATATCTCCACCTGCAAGACACCTTTCGTGGCCTACATATGCTACAGATTTTGCAATATCTTCCACGCTTTCACCCGTAATGGCAAAGAGAATATCACCATGCTCAAAATATTTCGGACTGGAAACATATTCAAGCTGTGTATGTGATACGCAATTATCAAACCATGTATTGTAGGTGGTATAGATTTCTCCGTAACGAACACATGGAATTCCTTCTTCAGTTACTTGGTCACGCTTAATCCCGGAACCTCGATATATATCAGTGGCAATCTCCTTTAATGTGACCAAAGGAATATCGGCCTTAGGTTTTAACAATTCATCTCTATAAAAATCATATTGTTTCTTCCGAGCTGTAAGCTCGGCTGTAAGCTCGGCTGTAAGTAACGTGAAAGAGTCCAGCACGTGGACTATTTCACGTTGTACCTCCAGAGGAGGTACAGGCAAACTTATTCTTGCCATCACATTACTCATCAATTTAGGATTACCCATCCCGGAATTAACATAGGTTGGTGCCACTCTATTCAGAACATAATAAAGATATTTTGTATTCACATCTTCGGATACATTATCTATAACCCCACAGACATTTGTGACACTGAACTTGCCACTCCTGTAAAATACAGTCCCCGCATTTGCACCGTCTGTAGTCCATGTTAAATACTCTCCATCAAACATGTATGTGGTTATAGATCCTAGCTTGCCCTCATTTTCCGTTTGCGATGAATACACAGGATATTCTCCAGCATTTTCTTTTAGAAAATCTTTTGACATGACTTTACCGCGACTAATATTTGCTATATCTCCAACTTTCCTGTATTCCACTCCATCTGGGCAAAGTTCTGCAATCAGCTCATCTAACCTGCTCATGCGTTCACCTCGATTTCTGCAATGATTTTGTCAATCTCATCACGAAGCACTTGTTCACGAGCAACAATTTCTTTAATTTCTGCATTCAGCTTCACAATATCAATTTTCTCTCTGGTATCTTCAGCTGCAACATAGGTGGATACTGATAAATTATAATCATTGCCTGATACTTCTTCATAACTTGCTAAATGTGAGAAATGCTCAACTTCGTCTCTCTTTGCAAAGACATCGACAATATGATCAATGTTCTTTGGTGTCAACTTATTGTTATTCGTAACCTTAATGCACTCATTTGTTGCATCGATAAATAAGGTTTTATTATCCACTTTATTCTTCTTCATTACCATGATGCAGGTTGCAATGGAAGTTCCAAAGAAAAGGTTACTTGGTAATTGAATAATGCAATCAACGTAGTTATTGTCTATCAAATATTTACGGATTTTTTGTTCTGCGCCACCGCGATACATAATACCGGGGAAGCATACAATTGCTGCTGTTCCGTTTGACGCAAGCCATGAAAGACTATGCATGATAAAAGCCATATCCGCTTTACTCTTAGGTGCCAGAACTCCAGCCGGAGCAAAGCGAGGATCATTGATAAGCAGAGGGTTATCATCTCCAGCCCATTTAATAGAATAAGGAGGATTTGAAACGATCAGTTCAAATGGCTCATCATCCCAGTGCTGTGGATTAATTAATGTGTCCTCACACTCAATATCAAATTTGTCGAATCCGATGTCATGAAGGAACATATTGATACGACAAAGGTTATAGGTTGTAATATTTATTTCCTGTCCAAAGAATCCAGTTGTAACTGCGTCTTTTCCAAGAATTTTTACAGCCTTAAGAAGCAGAGAACCTGATCCACATGCCGGGTCATAAACCTTGTTTACCTTCTTCTTTCCAACCGTTCCCAAACGAGTAAGAAGTTCTGAAACGTCTGCAGGCGTAAAGAACTCACCACCAGATTTACCCGCATTGCTGGCATACATCGTCATCAGATATTCATAGGCATCACCGAACGCATCGATATCATGATCCTTGACAGAGCCGAGGTTCATGGTAGCAATACCATCAAGCAACTTTGCAAGACGCTCGTTTCTTTTCGCGACCGTGCTTCCCAGTTTGTTGCTGTTTACATCAAAATCATCAAATAACCCCGAAAAACTATTTTCTGACTCGCTGCCTTGTGCGGATTCTTCTATATGTTGGAATACCATTTCCAGAAGCTCATTCAAGTTATCTTTTATATTTTTGATCTTACCTTCTCGATCCTTGAATGTAGCTTTTTCATTGTTGCATTTTGCATGAACATTACAAAAAAGCTCACTGGGGAGAATAAAGAATCCTTTCTCCTCTACAAGACCTTCACGAGCCTCTTCTGCTTCTTCATCGCTCATACGCGTATAATCAAATGTCTCGTCTCCTGCTTCCCACTCACCTTCATTTACATAAGCAGTGAGATTTTCAGAAATGTAACGATAAAACATTGTACCAAGGACATAATTTTTAAAGTCCCATCCATCTACGGCACCACGGAGTTCATCTGCAATGGCCCAGATTGCACGATGCAGTTCTTCTCGTTCTTGTTCTTTCTTATTATCTATTGGCATAATTGCATCCCCTTTCATTTATCTGCATCAGCACTTTTGCCGCTTTGAATCCAGTGATCAATTTCAGACACTTTAAATTTATATTGTCTTCCAACCTTGTAAAATGGAATTGTCTTTTTTCTGATCCATCCTCGGATGGTATCTTTACTACACCCAATATACTGGGCGATTTCTTCCAGGTTAAGCCATCTTTCTAAATCTTCCATCGTTCCTCCTCTTAGCGTCTCCGTCTATGCTGCTCACGTTTAAGTTGCTTATAATAATTCTCAATATTTAAAAATACGTTATATGTGTTGTTACTTTGCCTTGCAATATCATTTGCTATCTCCATAAAACTCTCCGGAGACTCGCAAAGGTCATAGCTATCAACTTTAACTGTTTTCCCGAAGCAAATCAGATTCTGGTCTGTGTCTGTAATCCATGAATGATCATATCCTTGCTTATGGGATATTCTTATTGCTTCATATAAGTCTGATGCCTTATTCTCAATTTGAATAATTTTCTTTCTCTCAATCTCTTTTACTGTTGCTATGAGTTTTCCCGTTTCTTCTGTATTCTCTGGAATTGATTCTACTAACGATGAATGGAGTGCAAATGAGTAATCAATGTGTTCTCCAACCATTTTCAATACAAAATTCATAAGAACACTTGATGGATAATTCTCAACGTCTGAATAAATAACCTTTTCTACATCACAAATAGCTGATGTGGAAACTTCCTGCTTTTTGTCATGAACACATATGTACACTTCATCAAAATATTGTCCCAGAAACCTTTCAAATGCATCCGTATCTTTTTTTGTAAATACACTACTCAAAAAAGGGATGAGTAAGTATTCCTTGAATTTATCCTCACACTGTGAATACAGCATCTCCAGTGCATCAAGCTTTAACAATTTTTTATAAGGCAGGTTTTTTAACGAATTCAACAACTGATCCATATCAGGAATATCAGCTTTCACATAATACTCTGAAAAAAGATATTCCTGGAATCCTGGATCTATATAAAAAACATCACATTCCTGTTCATACATCATACAAGCTGTTGAGCACACATCATGTTTGAAGTTTTTGATATTCATTTTGTGCGGATTTTCAAATTCTTTATGTACCGTTATTAAGTTGAAATACTTTTCAAAAGTATTCGCATCAAACTCAAGAACGCCCTCCTGATAGCTTAAAGCACAAAATTGTTCAAATACCTTGGAAAACTGGGAAGCGTCATCTACACTTTTAAATACCCGATCATAAGGCTTTTTATTATCATCATGGCCAGATAAAAGTGCCTCATACGTCAGTTTATAGAAAAGTTGATGGTTTTCATTAAAGCGTCTATAGTTTGGATAAAGCATAGACACGTAAGTTAAAAGCAGTGGGTTTGACGCAAAAATTCCATCTTTCTTTAAAAAGCCCTTACCAATGTAATCTACAATTGCATCCCGTTCGTCTGGTTGGTTTTGATACGTAAGTATCCTATCAATTAACTGCATAGATTGATCTGTATCAAATGGCCACACATATAAATGTACAAATTGATTCAGCCCGGTAAGATACTCATTTTCTCTAGAAGTAATTATCACCTGCACGTTCTGATATCTATCTAGAAAACTATTTATCTTCTTTAAAAATGAATCAATATCAGATGGATCAATCTCATCAAATCCATCCATCAAAAGTTGGCAACGTCCTTCGTATAAGGCTTTCTCTGCTTCCTCAGATGTAAAACTTTCATCCTTTGATGATACCGTCTCAACTATAAACTGTAGCATTTCAGTTTCTTGAGTAAAGTATCTGAGTTCGAGAAAAATAGGGAGAATTCCTGTTGTTGTGTAATCCTCCGCAGCTTCAAGGAAAAGATGCTGCAGCATGAGAGACTTTCCACATCCTCCGCTACCAATTAAAAGTGTTCTTTTGTTGTCATACCCGCGCTGCTTTAAATACATATTTCTAATGGTATTCATCCGCGGATTATCTAAATACAAGCATTTTATTTTCTTTTTATCAGCAAATACGCGTTCTTTTTCGCCAATAGTGTTACAGACAAAAAAATCTTTTAGTGAGACCTCTTTTCCACCAATCAATCTCATCACATTGTATCGTTCAGTAGCTTTCTCAATGTAGGCCGTAAATGTCTTTTTTGATTCATCCAGAGTATTCTGTATCGTTTTTTCAGAATTCTTCGATGCATGTCCTGTATGGAGATTGCGAGTAGGCACGAATACCCTGGAAATATTAGACCTCACTCTTTCTCCAATGTCCCCCTGATATACTCTTGGTCCTCCTCCTGCTGGCGGGCACCAGTTATCATAGGTTTGTTTTCCAACTTTGTTATCTTTTCTCTTAGTAACTGCATAATGCCAAATTCCCAAAAGGAGAGCTGGCAGACACACTTCATTAAGGTCACTAAAAGTGGCCTTTTTTATTTTACTTCCATCTTCAATCACAAAGAATTCTTCATCCGGTTCAATGCTGTCATCATCTATGACTAATTCGATTAGAGCTGCAGCAAGCCTCATGTCGCGCTTACTAGCAGTGTCAATTTCAAGAAATTCGTAGACAAATTCCGTCATTGCTTCAAGAGCAGATGAATAATTAGTTTGAATTCTTCGAGCAAACTCACTCATCTCAGCTGTGTTTCCAAAAGGAAAATACTTCCCAGTAGAGGTACTACACGATTTATATTCGTTCGTCTTTGATTTAATTATGTTTAATTCTGGAGCTTTGTAATCCGGGTTTATTACGCGAATTAGTCCCACAAGGACTTCTGGATCAGACAATCCATCGCGTTCACCCCTATAGTGCTCTCTAGCCTTTGTTCGTTGTTTTAAACCTTGAAGTACCAGCGTGAAAAAGGTACCACCGCAAAGACGAGGACATGTACTCTCTTTCATTCATCATCCTCCTGCTTTATCGATACGGCTATGAGCCGTTTCTATCTTATTACAAGTTATTCATAGTTAATTATAGAATATCACACATCTTCAGATTCTTCAATTGGGTACGTCAAATTGTATCTGGTAATCTTTGAATTTTTTTAAGATGAACCTAAAAAACCATATGAACCTTACGAACTAGGTGCAAACAACCTAGCAAGCAACGGTGTACAAGGGGTACAAACAAGATTAAAAAGAAAAGATAGATTTGAAAGTAAGTAGAGTGGGATAATCCAGAAGTTAGAGCTTAGATTTTCCACTCTACTTGAACGTGGTCGCTAGTTGCGCTGATTGAAATAATCAGGCCGTCAACGGCTTTCCTTTTGTCGTCAAATTCAATGCTGTCCCAATGGTCGAGGTAATAAGAGAGTTCCTGCTCCTTTTGGGGTGACATTGTTTCAATGGACATTTCCGCAATCTCCTTTGAAATGGTCTGGCGGCGAGTGTCCAGTTCTTCAATTTTTTTGTTAGCATAGGCAAGAAGTGTTGCGTTGGCTCCGGTTAGCGTATCAAGTAGTTTTTCAATCTCGGCTTCAACTTGCGCCAGTTCAATTTGATGGGCGGTCAGTTTGGGATTGACTTTTTCCTCCCGGCTATGGCGGACTTGAAAATTTTTAAATCTCGCCCGCATAGCACTGAAAATAAATTCCTCAAATTCAGATTTACGGATTTTACCACAGCCCGGGCAGCCTTTATTTTCAGTCCGTTTACTACAGCGAAAATAGCCTTCGCTGTTCGGAACGTGTGTTGCCTTTAAGGCATATCCGCAACACCCGCATTTAACTTTTCCGGCAAGCCATGTATTTTTCGGCTTACGTCCTTGTTGAAAACTCTTATTTGTCATTAGCTTCTTCCTGCATTTCAGCCATACATCAGACGGTATGAGCGCTTCATGTGGAGCGATTACAAGTATCTGGTCTTTCAGGCTCCTGTCTTTATCCTCCTTCACGTCCCGGCCCTGATAGAGATAACAGCCATTGGTTCCGGCAAAATCGGAAGCGTCATTGACAATAGCCGCCCCCTGGCTTTTAAAAAATTCGTAGAGTTCTAAATCTGCTTGTGCGTAAACAGGATTTCTTAAAAGCTGTGAAATAAAGGTACGGAATAGCGATTTACCGTAAACTTTGATGTTCTGTTCCTCAAAGTACCGTGTAATGTCACCAAAAGACGTTTCCGGCTCGGAATACATTTCAAACATGAGCTTTACATATTGGGAAGTTTCGGGGTCTGCCACCATCTTTTTTGTGCGGATACCTTCAACCACTGTCGGCTCCAACTGATAACCATAGGGGGCCTGTCCGCTCATGTGAAAACCTTTCAGGCACCGGGAGTAGTAAGCGTCCGTGACGCGTTTCTGGATTGTCTCACGTTCAAGCTGTGCGAATACGATACAAATATTCAGCATGGCCCGCCCCATTGGGGTTGAGGTGTCGAACTTTTCTGTGGACGAAACAAACTCCACGTCATATTCCTGGAACAGCTCCATCATGTTTGCAAAGTCCAGAATGGAACGGCTGATTCTGTCCAGCTTATAAACGATTACCCGCCGCACCCGGCCCTTTCGGATTTCTCCTAACAGCTTTTGAAACTCCGGCCTGTCCGTATTCTTCCCGGAATAGCCTTTATCCTTGAATACTTTACAGCTTCCGCCTTTCAGCTCATACTTACAAAAATCAATCTGGCTTTCAATGCTGATACTGTCCTTACGGTCTACCGACTGTCTCGCGTATATACAATCTTCTCTGATAATGTCCATATTGGGCTCCTTCCGTATGGAATGGAGCTACCAACCTTACAATTATATTATACCATAGGCAGCCCCGGACAACAATGTTGCGGTTGATTAGTAAAATCTGTCCGTGTATTTACTGAACACATCATATAAGTGATTTTCGATTTCTCTTTTTCGCTTGTTCTTTTCATCCGGGGATAGTACCGGAATTAGATTTTCCAATACGATAAGTTTCCCTTGAAAATATACGGATTGTTTTTCGCTTTGGTATGTAACAGATTGAACCATCGAAAACCTCCACTTTTCAGTACGGATGAACAGCGGCCAGCTTCCCTCTTGTCTGCTGGGGAAACCTAAAAAAGCGGCTCCCTGGAAGGAACTGCCCTTTGAGCTTTCCCCAGCCTCGGGCCACGTTGGCCCGAAGCTAATAATCGCCGTTATAATATTTCTGTTCAGCCTCGTTGAGTGTGTATAAGTCAAACACTCCATAAAGCTGATTTACTACACGGCTAATATCTTTATGGGTGAATCCACAGTCCTGCATGGCCATAATCACATAGCCCCGGCAGGCGTCATTACTCCATATATTCAGCGTTAATTCTGGACTAGATATATTTTCCTTCATAAAATTCTCCTGTTCATAGAAAAATATGGGGCCCAGCCAGAACGGTTGCCCTATCATCAGACAGTAATAGAGGAAGGGCCCCACAGGTTAGAAAGTTTTTTCAGATAGACCGGACGGACAGTTGGCTTTTTGTCCCATAGCATTTCAGCTCTCCCCATTCTGATGGCAAGGCGATCTCATTACCTGCGACGGCTCACGGTTCGCAACACCGCTGCACGCTCGGATTGTGACTAATCGCAAGTATCCGGGTTTTGTGTTTTGTCCGGCAGACCTGCCACAGTCTGCCTACGGCATGGGCCTGGTCGCTCTCTCTAGTGTAAAAATAGAGGTCATGGCGGGCCTGTCACTGGACACAAGCACCCTTCGTATCCGTCTATCTTTTATTCAGTTTTCAATCTGCGTGAGGCGTGTCCCGCTTCGGGCCAATGTGGCCCGAGGCTTTGACTGCCTCTCATAAGCCATTTCATTTTTGAGGCGAAATCGGTACACCTTATAAAAATTTTTTTAAAATTTTTTCCAAGTTCCGAAGGCCGCGCTCAATGGCGAGCCGCACGACCTTTTCATCCACACCCTCGGCCCGGGCAATGTCTTGTTTCGTCAAGCCGAGAATGAAATGAGCGTAAATGCGCTTTGCCTGTTTGTCGGGCAGTCGTGAGATGGCGGTATAGAGTTCTTGTATCGTCACTTTACGCTCATACAGTTCATAGGGAGAGAACGCAACGAAAAGCGCCTCATGCTCAATTCCATCATTCCGATCCAGGGAGTAATAGGCTTTGTGCCGGTATGTACGCAGACGGTAAGCGGCTTCCTTCCGGTCAAACTCCTTGAACATTTCAACAACATCTTCTGGTACTTCCATAAAGTAGTCTGACGTATAAAAAGGGTAATAGTCCCGTAAATTTATAATAGCCATATTGAACCTCCGCTTTGTTTTGTGATGGATGGACAACAAAACAGAAGCGGCGGGGAGCGTATATGTAGGCTGAAATTTCTGAAATTTTCAAAAAATAACAGTGAAAAATCTATAAAATAGTAAAGATGGCTACTCGTTCTAAAAAAGCCTCGACAGCTTATCTCAAGACTGGCTCTGTTTCGATAGCAAATCCTGAAATAAGGTGTCGAACATAAAAAAAGCTCAAACAAATAACAGCTTGTTTGAGCCTTAAAAAAGTTTAAATTGGAATAAAACTCCTCCCATCTAGGAGGAGGTAAAGCAAAAGGGGCGTTGCTTCATCTATTTTTTCTCAATAATCTAACTCATGTTATTAGCAACCTCCGCGTAAAAATCTCGTAGTTCTTTTATTATCATATAATGTATTTTTTGCAAAATTTGTCGTAGATAGGAGGCAAAAATAAAAAAATAGAGTAGAGGATATGTTAATGGTTAACGTACCTCTACTCTATCTAATTGTTACTAAAAATTTTCTTTTAAAAAGGTTGTTACAAAACAGACTCAATTTACTATATATAGTATATGTCAATTATTAAATCTACCATATACAGAACATTACTTTTCTCTTTGCAACAACCCTTTTAAATTGTATAATTGCTTTCACTTAATCAGCATTATTTTTTATCTGATTGAATAGCCATCCTATAATTCGAGCTATACAGTATAAAACACCAAGTCCAAGGACGGAGCATACAACTAGAAAAAATATAGACATTGCCGACATATTTACATCAACACCTTTTTGAATAGGACTCTACTTATATTATTCTTAATTTAATACGGTAGAAACTTCTCCATTAAAAACTTCCGTTCTTAAAGCGAAAGAAAGTGTTCCTACTCCGCCGACTACATTTGCTCTCATAGAGCCAGTCACTTCGGCCGCTTTGCTTGAGGTAGATGTTGCACGGCCAATGGCTAAACTTTCATCTTCAACCGTTCCGCCAACACAGTAGGTATTTAAATCACGTGCATTAGAAATTTTCCACTGGCTACCACTCTTTGATAAGTCAAATCTGTAATCCATACCTGCGACACCCCAAAATGCATCCGATTTCCACGTTCCTTCAGTAGCAGGATCACGAGTTAAAGGAGGCGTATAGCTAAGTGTCACTGTTACCGGCTGACCGTCCTTCTCGAAATGTAATGTTTCCGAATAGGGCTGGCTTTCGTCAAAATTATTCAGATCGACACTGAATGTTTGTCTCTGTTCTGGAGAATCAGCAGCAAGAGCACTAAATGCGCTACCAACTACCATGAGACTCAGCGCTACCAACAGACCCAATGCCTTTTTCAAACCTTTCTTCATAAATGACCTCCTTGAGACTTTACCATAGTAACAAACTCAGATTTTTTAGCGCCCACCATTATGTAAGGCACTATTCTCTCAAATTCTCCTCCTCTATAGCCCCAATGGTATCCCTCCCTTTACTAATCGGTTATGAGCTTTTTATAACTAACTGTAGTATACCACAGAATCCCTATATATGCAATATAATCTAAAAATGGTAAATAAAACTTAATAAATTGTTAATTATCAACATATATCGTATATTTTTCTGATATAAAAACCGGGTATTCAAGTTTTGTGTTTTGATGTTTGAGTTAAAACGATAAAAAGAAAGAGAACTTGTTGATATAAAAAAAATATCATTCTTTTTGCATAAACATATAAAAACTCGAAAAGCGATTGATAAATCACCGAAAATTTGTGGCGAATTTTCTTAATATAGATATTTTAAGGAGGTATTGCGTAAAACAATAGATGTTGTATAAACTCAATAATCTTTTTTGCAGTATATTGCTAAATAGCTAAATGGCAAGCAATGCCTCTGTGGCCACAAGTGGCACAAAGGCTGCTTGTTGGGGCTCGCCCCAAACCCATATCTTCGGGCCAACATGGCCCGAAGTGTCAGCGTCGCTTTGCTCCTTATTTTCATAACCTTAACGCTCCTTTTCCTGCTTTCTTCCCGGCTCGGTGTAGCCCATCAGAGTGTCAATGTTCGCCTTGATTGTGACGATCTCCTGCATATCCCGTCGTGCCTTCTGGTATTCTCCATAGAGCTGTTTTTTCTTTGCTGTGAGCTTACGGCCTTCTTCCTTCAGCACATCCATTTTGGGGAGCTTTGCCCCGCCCAGCAGAGAGCGCATTTCCGCTTGTGCAACCCGGTACAGTTCAAGGTCGGCCTCATGCTCCGCAAGGAATTTCCTGCTGTACTTCGTCGCCTTATACTGCTCAAAGACTGGGCGGGTTTTGGCATACTGAACCGTTGCAGCCTTTAGCCCGGCATTGGTTTTCATAGCCTGTTCCGTCTGCTTGACCTGCTCGGAAATAGCATGGAAACGGTCTGCCGCCTCGGTGGCTTTCTGCGCCAACTGCTCATAATCGGTCAGGTTATTGTCCTGTATATAGGCAAGAGCGGCGGCCATCTGCTTAATGTTAAATACCTTCGCCCAGCGTTCATATCCAGGCCCCTTACCGGCAGCCAGCTTTGCTTGAATATCCACCGCCAGACTGATTTTCCGTTCCGAGCGCCCGGGGCGTTTTTCTTTGCCCTCAATGGCAGACAGAACATCTTGCAAGTCGTAGCCGTCTCCCAGCGTGGAAGCCCGCAGACGGGTAAAGCGTTCCTGTCCCTGCCCGGTCAGCCGGAAACTGATACCGCCGCCCCGAACCGTCTTGACCTCATATCCGGCCCGCTTCATCAGATTGAGAAATTCGTCCAGATCAGCGGGGCGTTCCGCCAGCGCAGTATCAATGGCAAGGCGCAGTCTGTCCTGATAGGAAAGCGGCCCTTTTCGTTCTTTCTGCCATTCTCCATAATTCCGATACTTGCCCTTGCTCCGGGGCTTCGGGTTCTCTACAATGGACAGCCCGTTTTCAAGGCACAGCCTGTCAGAGAGCCGCCGGAGGGCGAAGCTGGAGCCCCAAAAGTTTCGGAATTTCCGGGTGCAGTCAAGGGTGGTGGAGTTGTAATAAATGTGACAATGGATGTGCTGCTTATCGGTGTGCGTGGTAACGATAAAAGCGTGCCGCCCCTTTGTCCAGCGCATAGCCAGCTCATAGCCGATACGGTTCGCCTCCTTCGGGGTGATCTCGCCCGGATAGAAGGATTGTCGTATCTGATAGCACAGCACATCATTTTCTTTTTTCTGTTCCCGGCCCGTCATAGCGGCATAGCTGGCTTTTGCCAAAAGGAACTCGTCCGCCACGGTGGCCGGATCACATTCATAAGCGGAGATATACTTTCCTCTTTCTGTTTTCTCCGGGTCCTTGCCATAGTCCAGACAATCCCGGATTGCCTCGGCAATCGTTTCGCCTTCGCCCGCATGGCGCTGCAACAAAGTTGTGGTAGCCAGAAATCATCCCTCCTTTCCATGAGAAAAGGGCGGCCCATCCAGACCGCCCCGACTTCGGGCCAACATGGCCCGAGGCTGTTTAACTTGCCAGAAACCGGTACAGAGCGGATTTGCCTCCGTCCAGCGCCCAAAGAAGGGAGCCCGCCGCCGCTTGCAGTCCATACGGCGAAAGAAGGAAAGCGAGAAACAGAAATACAATCCCGCCTATGGGCGTCGGCGTGAAAAAGAGAGCGACACCCAGCACCACCAGAATCACAGAGGCAATCGTCAGCAGGACGGCACAAATATCAAACAGGAATACCAGCAGAGCCGCCAGAAGGGACAACGCTAAAGCAAAGGGAGCAACCAATATTTTCAGCAGTATCTTCATCTCCAAAACCTCCTTTATCTATCCTTCCTACCTCTATTTTATCATGCCTTCCCGGGGACATAAATGTTGCGAAAGATTAGTGAATCCTGTCCCAAACCTTCGGGCCATGATGGCCCGAAAACAGAAAAAGCAGGACACATTCATGTCCTGCCAAATTTCTGCTATTCTGTTTCCTGCTGCGGGCAATCGGGAACTGTCAGCAGCGAAGTGTCGATAACAATATCCTCTGCTGGTTTCAAGAGCTCTGTCAAATCGTGCTGCCGTCCCACGTTGGTCACATCAATTTTATTCACGCATATTCCAATCCACGGAAACTGTCTGCTTAATTCATCCATCAAGTCGTATATATCAGCAGTTGCCAGCTTATCATCCGATATGTAGCCGGAGCCTTGACGGTGAGAAAAACGATGCCGTTTGAAGAACCGGCGCAAGTCGTCATACGCCTGCCGGTAATTGGCTCCGGGGTAATGCTCTTTTAATTGATGGGTGTCCAGATCAAAATTTAAGGCTTTGAAATATTTTCTCTCCAAAACTCAAGCCCTCATTGCTGTTTTTTCCTGATAGTGGGTCAACAGATCTTCTTCATTGAAATCATCTGGACTGTCAGAATCGTCACTGTCACAAAGACGCCACACAGAAACATTATCCATGAACCATGTCTGCCGCTTCAAGGTATTGACGATCCGGCCGAACAGACTAAAATCCCTCGCTCTGCCGCAGTCACGGAATACCAAAGCGCCGGAACCATCCTCCATACGGGGAAGGCCCACGGTTTGGAATGTATGATTGATTGTGTTGTAAATGCCATCCAGCCGGTACTTATTTTCGGCTGTGATTTTATCATCATTCATGCGAATAACCATTTTCAGCATGGTATCAGCCTCCCTTCTTGAATTATTATATCATTATAGAGCTGGTTCTACAATCTTGAAAATCTGAATTTTTTATGACGGGCTTCGGGTCATGCTGGCCCGAAGTGGTAAAAAAAGAGCAGGGCGGCAAGCCCCACAACGGAAGCCTGCCGCCCTCGTCTTACTTTGCCACCAGCTCGGAAAGCTCCCGCAGCACTTTTGACACCTCGCCCCACAGCTTTTCATAGTCCCGCTTCAATCCGTCGATTTCCTCCGGGTACACGCCATAGGTGTGTGCGTGTACGGCGACCTGATTGAGATTGTTGGAACAGCGCCGTTGCAGAGAGATCAATTCTTTTACGGGCGCAAGGTCGATGTGCAGGATATACCCGTTCAGAGCCATTTTCCGTACATAGGCCCCGGCGTTGGAAATGCCCGCCTCGGCCATCCGTTCATGGATGGCTGCCAGCTCGTCCGGCGTTACCATGACGTGCAGATGGACATTCCGCTTGCGGTTCTCCATCATCGTTCCAGCTCCCGGCCTTTCCGGCGCTTTTTGGGTTCCTTTACCTTATCCAGCGGTTTTGCGTCCAGCTCCGGGGGCGTGGGTTGGATGGGCGTGTTGTTGGGTACGCCGTCAATCATGTTGCAGTTCTGCTCCGTGGAGAGCTCGGCGGTTTTCAGATAGTTGTCTTTTTCGTGCATGGCGATCCTCCTTTATCGTTCCTCATGGTTTTTATGGCTCCGCTTCTGGCCGGGCTCCTTCGGGGGTTCCTGCCCTCTGGTTCCTTCTTTGAGCCGGGCGGTAATGGATGAGCGCACCCGGTCAGGATTGCCCGGTGCTGGTTTCAGTTCATAATCCTCCATTTGCTTTTCGGTCAGCGGCTTTGTGTAGGTCAGTTCGCCCCATGCCATCAGCCTGCCGTCTGCCACAGGACGCCGCCTGTCATCGTCGTAGTTGACAATGGAAAGAGGCTGGTTATCCGGCGGCTTCGGGTAAGTTCCTATGTCCACGGGCCGCTGGGTGGAATAATAGCGGTAAACGCCTTCCGGTCCCAGCTCGGTATGCTTGACCGCCGCATGGTAAAGCTGCTGATAATCGTCCACCCGGCGGTCAAAATCCCGCTGCGCCCATGCCTGGCTGTTTCCATAGCGGCCCCAGTAGTAATCCCGATGGCCGTTTTCCCCCTCGGTAAACTGCCAGGTCACAAAGGGGCTCGGCGCTCCCGGATTATGCCCAAGCGCAAAGCCGTGTCCAGTTTCAAAGGTGGCAGCTTTCAAAATCACATATCCTTGTACTGTCTCCAAGAGATCCCTCCTTTCTGTGCCTCGGGCCAACATGACCCGAAGTGCTGGATGTTACGAAATAAGAGGGCAGACCGGGGAGGAATGTAATAAGATATTCCCACCCCGGAAACACCCTCAAAAAAGCCCGGAATGTCAAGCCTTTGGAGGCGGCAAATCGTAACAGCCGCCCGGCCTTTTCTCCCGCATTTTCCTCATGCGTTCCCGGCTTTTCCGGCGGTTCCCTTCGGCCTTGCAGGCGTCGGAACAGTAGGCTTGACGCCCCTCGGGCAAAAACGCCTTTCCGCAGACCGCACAGGCCCGCAGCTCCGGGGAGATGCCTTCCGTTGTCAGCGACGCTTGAAGCTCCGGGTTAAGAGGCAGGACAGCCTCACGGAAATAACGGCAGTACGCCCCTGTCCAGCACTTGTGCAGCATATAGCAGGCACAGTCAAGAGGAAGGCACAGGCCGCTTTCCCGGTCATAGTTGGCGCACATCCCCGTGACCAGAGTGCGGATTTTCTTCTTCTCGTCACGGGTCAGCTCCCGGGCGTCCATTTATGACTTCGGGCCACGATGGCCCGAAGGGCGGGGCTCCACGATCAGCGCCCGGAACTTCTTCCGGCACTGTTTTTTCTTTCCTTTGCACTCCTTGTAGTAACGGCATCCCTTACAAGGATCGTCATTGTCCCAGCCGGGGTGCGGTACTTCCTTCATCATTCGTTCAAAAGGGCTGCTTGTAAAATTCATTCTCATTCCTCCGTATCTTCCTCCCACGGCGGGGTATCTTCGTCCTCGGGTTCCTCTGCGATCTCCTCCAGCTCCCCGTCCTCATATTCGCAGTAATCATCCTCCAAATCCGGGGCCTCATGCTTCGGCTTGTAAATCTTGAAATAGTAACCAATCCCACCGCCGGCCAGCACCACCGCACCGATCAGGAGCAGAGAGAGAAGGGGGCTGTCCTTTTTCTCCGGCTCGGGTTCCGGTACTTCCTCCACAGGTTCGGTGGGCTTTGGCTCTGGCTCCGGGGTCACTTCTTGGGGCGGTTCCTTACCCTGTTCGGCAAGAGGCAGAAGGTCGTCTGTGGTAACGGTATTGAGGAAATAGACGTTCTCGCTGGTTTTCTGTTTGTCGATCACCAGATAAAACACGCTCTCGTCTGCGGTGGTGATGGTGTAGAACTCTTTACCGTCCTCGTCGGTGGCGTTGTCCACCACGGTTCCCGTCCCGTCCGGGGTAAAGGGGTTCTGGGTTTCCGGCTCCGCTTCGGTTTCCACCGGGGCGGGAGCTGTCTCCGGCTGCGGCTCGCTGCTCTGGGCGTAGGCCGGGACCGTAAAGATCAGGCAACACAAAAGGCTGGCAGCCATCGCCGCCAGCCTGCGGTATTTAGTTTTCTTCATGGGCTGTGTCCTCCTTTTCGGGTGCCTCCGGCTTCGGGTCAGTATGGCCCGAAGCGGTAAGGCTGTTTTTGGGGTCATTCAAAAAAGCCATAAGCTGGGCGGGGGTCAGTTTGAGCGAGCGCACCGCCTGCACGATCTGGCTGTTTTCTTCCTCCTGTTTCTGCTTTTCCAGCTCCCGGATTTTGGCCTGCCACTCGGCTGCCTTCTCCCGGGCTTTTTCCAGTTCCTTATCGAGCTTGTCGATCTTGTTCATGCAAGGACTCCTTTCCTCTGGCTCACAAACGCCCGAAGGCATAGAAATGTGTCTGCCAGTAGCTTGAATTGATGTTTGCGTATTGGATGGGCGAACCACAATGAAGCATCATCCCGTCGCCCACATAAATCCCCACATGGGACACAGGGCCGGGGCTGTCATAGGTTCCCGTGAAAAAGATAATGTCGCCGGGCTTTGCCTCGGAGGGAGAAATGATAGCGCACTGGTTGTAAATGCCCTGCGCCGTGGTACGGGGCAGGTTGTGGACGCCGCTGGCCGTGTACACCCAGCAGACAAAGCCCGAACAGTCAAAGGAGGTGGACGGGCTGGAGCCGCCCCACACATAGGGCCAGCCGATATACTTTGTGGCTTCTTCCATGAGCGCCGCAAAAGCCGGGTCATCCAGCGCCTCGCCGGGTATCTCATAGCTGGGGCCGGTATCTTCGCCGCCGTTGTAAATCCCTTCCCACAGATAGGGCTTGTTGCCTTTGAGCTGCTGCATAACGGTGTAGATTTCCCGCTGCTGTTCGTTAAGCCTCGGCAGGATCACGGCAGGCAGCGTCTTGTTTGTGAGGGTCACATTTAAGATGTAATACTCATAGGGGACTTCCTCGGTGGTGGTTTCCCCTGTCTCCGGGTCGGTGCTGGTTTCGGTGCGGTAGCGTATCTCGACTTCCTCCGTCAAGGTCAGTTCATACTGTGCCTCAAAGATCTCCCGCAGCTCGTCCTGCACCTGTTCCCGGAAATACACATGGTACTTTGCCGAGAGATAGGACGCCAGCTCATAGGGGTTATGGCCGATCTCGTCCACGGAATAGCGGTACTCGTCATAGCCGGGATGGGTGCTTTCGATGTTTGCCACCGTCTGCGCCAGCTCGTTTTCCAGCGCCGTGTAGTCCTCGTCTACGCCCAGCAGGTCCGTATCCTCCGAGGCGTAGGAGGTGCCGGATAACGCATTGGCAAGGCCGCTGCCAAGCGTGGGGAAGATGGAGCTTACCGCCGACACAAGAAAACAGAGCAGCAACAGCAGGAGCAGGACCAGCACCGCCACGGGATGACGGGTCACAAACTGCGCCGCCCGCCGGGTCGCAGTTCCCGAAGCGGCAGCGGTTTTCTTTGCGGCCTTTGCGCCCTGTTTTGCAGCCGCCTTTGCTTCTTTGGAATACCGGCGTTTCAGTTTCCATTTCTGCTGCACACGGGAAAGCGGATTGCTGGCAAGCTCCGGGTGCTCGGAGGCCATCTTCTGAAAATCCATATTGGCCCGGGCTTTTATGTCCTTCCGTTCCCACTTTGCCACCTTCCGGGCCGGGTGTTCCTGCCAGCGGCGTTTGGCATACCGGGTCAGTTTCCGGGCTCCGGCCTCGGCCACAAGTTCCGACTTATGGGCTCCTTCCACACCCACATTTTCATGCTCGACTTCGTGGATCTTGTTGTGGACATAGAACCATGCTTCTGTACGGGCTCCCCGGACTGCCTTTTTTGCAAGCCCCGGCGGTTTCTTCGCTGCCCGTTTTGCCTCGGTCTTGTCCAGTTTCTCCCGAGCCTTTCCCAGCTTTTTCCCGGCGTGTTCCGCTTTTGCCTGTGCTTTCTGGTACTTGTCCTTTTTGCTCCCGGCATTCTCTGCGGAGCCCTCCGGCTCCTGTGCCTTGCTGGTATCCTGCGGCCCGCCCGCTTCATCCTCCTGCCTCATGCGGTCAGAGGGACGGCTTTTGCGGCTGTCCTCTTGAAACTTGCCGCTTTTGGACTTCGGGCCATCGTGGCCCGAAGGGCTGTCCTGCCCGGTATCCTCGTCCTCAAACCGCAGGCGTCGGGATGGTGCAGGGGAAGGCCCTTCCCGTTCCGCCGGTCCGGGGCGATTGCCCCCGGTATCCTCCGTCGGCCCCGGCCTTTGAAAACTCCGTTTGTCCGGTTTCTTTCCGATGATGTATCCCTCCTTTCCAAACCTCGGGCCAGCATGGCCCGAAGTGTGTTATGCCCGGTTCATTTCCTGTTTTTTGTCCTCCGGGCGGGTGGTCATAATGGCGTACAGCTCGGTGTTCTGCGGGAAGCGGTCAACAAACGGGATGGTGGTGTTCCCGAAGAACAGCAGCCCTTCGCCGGAATTGGTATGGGTCACATAGGAAAGCTGGTGGGGGCTGATCCCAAGCTGTTTGGCTAAAATCTGCCGGTCCCCCTGTGCCTGCGAGAGCAGCACAAGGAAGTCCGAGTTTTCAAAGATGTTCTCGATCTCCGGGCTTGCCAGAAAATCCTTTACGTTCTGCGTTAAAGCACTCGGAACGCACCCTTTTTTCCGCAGCATTTTCCAGATCGCTACACAATAGCTTGCCGTCAGACGGTCACGGAGCAGCACATGAAATTCGTCAAAGTAGCACCATGTAGCGATACCGCGGAGGAAATTCATGGACACCTGCGAGTTTACCAAGTCCTGCATAATGAGCATGGCAATCGTCCGAAGCCCGGCTCCCAGCTTTTTTAAGTCAAGGCATACCAGACGGCGGTTTAAGTCCACGTTGGTTTCATGGTTGAACACGTTAAGGGAACCGGACACATAGATTTCAAGAGCCGTCGCCAGCCGCACCGCCTCGCCCTCCGGCTGGGAACAGAGCAGGTCATACAGGGTTTGGAGGGTCGGCATTTTGCTTGTTTCCGGGTCCTGCAAGTGTTCCCGGTACATCTGGCGCACACAGCGGTCAATGACGGTACGCTCCACCGGCTGCAAGCCGTCCTTGCCGCCAACGATCAGCTCCATCAGCGACAGGATAAAGTCGGCTTTCAGCGCCATCGGGTTTTCCTCGTCGAAGCTCAAATCAATGTCCATCGGATTGATGTGGTGGGGGCTGTCCGGGGCGATCTCGATGACCTGTCCGCCCAGCCGCCTGATAAGGGGCGAATATTCGCCCATCGGGTCCACCACGATAATGCGGTCTTTTGTGGCAAGGAACACATTCACAAGCTCCCGCTTTGCGGCAAAGGATTTGCCGGAGCCAGGCACGCCGAGGAACAGGCCGTTGGGGTTTTTGAGCTTTTTCCGGTTCGCCATGATGACGTTATGGGAAAGTGCGTTGAGCCCGTAATAGACGGCTTCGCCATCCATGCGGAGCTCCTGCGTCATAAAGGGAACGAAAATGGCCGTGGAGCTGGTCGTCATGCCGCGCTTGATCTCAATGCCGTTATGGCCCAGCGGAAGGCTGGAAAGAAAACCGTCCTCCTGCTGGAAGTCCAGCCGCTTCAAGGTGCAGTTGTATTTCTGGACGATACCGGACACCGTGAACAGGTCATTGTCCAGCTCCCGGCGGGTCGGAGCCATGTTTACCACAAGGAAGGTCAGCAGGAACATTCTTTCATTCCGGCTCTGTAAATCTTCCAGAAGGGTCTTTGCGTCGTTGCTGTATGTTACGAGGTCGGGCGGAAGTATGTCCATGTCGTACCCTGACCGGGCTGCCTTCTTTTGTTCCTCCACCTTCATCTTGTCAATGTCGGAGACTTTGGCCTTGATGGATTTTACGGCGGCGGCCTGATCAACGGTCTGGATATGGAGGGTGATGGTCATTTCCGCATCCATTTCCAAAAGCTCCGCCAGCAGCTTGTCCGAGAGCTCCGAGGCCAAAATCTGCAAGTAGGAGGCAGCGCCCCAAGTCGTCCCCACCCGGAACAGTCGGCTGAAACGAAAATCGAAACTGTCCGGGGCGATAAAGTCTTTGGTGGAAAGCCCGGTTTTGGGGATCATATCCCATGAAAACCGGAAGGGGGAGCCGCTGCCGGGGTGGAGCTGCCCGTGAAGAAGCTCCAGCCGTTCCAGCCCTGAAAGGGAGCGGCACTTGACGCCCAGCTTTTTGAAGTTCCCGCAAATGTCCGCCTCTACACGTTCCAGCCTTGCCCTGGCGGTGGAAAGGTCGTCCACGTTCACGCCGAAGGTCAGGAGCTTTGTGCGGACAATGCCGTTGTTGCTTTTGGCGATCTGGTTTTCCAGCATTTCCACATACTCACACCGGACGCTGTTGTAATCGTCATCCTGCATGGGGATGTTCACGCTGTACCGGCTGCCCGGGCGGCTTCGGTGGTTGAGGAAGGAAAGCTGGAACGGAAGGCTGCTGTCAAAGTAGTTGAGGCAGGCGCTCCACCCGTCAAAGATGGCCGCCTGATCTTCGGACTGTGCGAGCTGGTAGTTGATGTCCTCGTATTCAATGGTTTTGGTGTAATAGCGGTCCGTTACCCGGCACACCCCATCCCGGTACATTTCCCGGTAAGGGAGGGTCTGCTGGGCGGTGGTGGGAATGTTCTTTCCCTTTGTGAACAGGCCGGTAAGGCCCTGCTTTTCAGGCTTTCTGCCTGCGGGCTTTCCGGCCCTTCTGCTGTTTTGCAATCGGCTGCGCCTCCTTTCTGGCGCTAAGCAGCGCATAGAAGTTTTCGGTTTTGTAAGGCCGCACCCGGGGATAGAGGAACCGGGTGCGGATGATGTTTTTCAGCACTTTTTCCAATGGCAGGCCGTCCCGCTCATACATAGCCAGAAAGAAGAACGGGAGCATGAGGCCGATCATTAGGAACATGGCGGCGCTGTTCCCGATACTGTCACGGGAAAGCAGGTAGGCCGGGAGCCCCACCGCCGCTGCGCCGGAAAAACAAACAAGCTGGCGCTTCGTCAGATTGAAGGCCAGCTTTGTCTTAATTTTGGAAAGGTCTTTTGGTACTGGCACATAGGCCATTTGGGTACACCTCCTTTACTGCTTCGGGCCAGCATGGCCCGAGGTCATCTTGCGGCCTCTTTGGCCGGGGCTGTACTGCGGGCGGCTTCGGCGGCCTTACGTCCGCTCTGCCTTGCCCGCCAGTATTCGGGATTATACTGCCGGATGGACTGGTTGAGGTTTTCTTCAAACTGCCCTTTGTCCTTAATGCGGTCAGGTATGTTCCACAGCTTTTTGTCCAACAGTTCCCGGAGCACCACACTTTCCTGCGCGTCCTCCTCATAGCAGATATAGCCCTTATCCTTGAAGCCGCACTTTTTCGCTGCTGGGGAGAGGACGGCGGCTACCTCGTTTGCCACCATCGTTCCGCCGTGGCTGGCGGTAGATACCAGAAACACCCCTGGACAGAGGGTTTCACAGCTCTGCACATCACCCCACGGGGAACTTTTCGGCGCATGGAACATTCCGCCCGTCCGGCTCCGGTCCGCCTGCATGAGCGCCGCCTTTTCCAATATGGCGCGAAGTTCCGGGGAAAAGTAGGCGTATTCCCGCAGGACACGGGCGGCCTCCCCGCCGCAGGCGTTCATCAACAGGGTATAGGCATCGCTGTCCGCTTTGGTACAGCGGCCCAGCAGTTTTCCGTCGTAATAGCAGGCCGCGTCATAGCCCGTCCGTTTGCGTGGCATGGTTCCCGCCTCCTTTCTGCTTCGGGCCAGCATGGCCCGAGGTCAACGCTCTGCGCTGCGGCTGGGCTTTTCCTTCGGAGGCCGTTCTGCCTTTGCCTGTTCGGCAGCCGCTTTTCCGGCTTTGAGCTGGTCGCTGATGGATGCACGCCCCACAGAGCCACGCTCCGCCATCTGTTCCAGCTTTGCCTCATAGGCTTGCAGAACAGCGGTGTTGAGCTGTTCCCGGAACTCCTTTGTGACAGGGTAGGCCATATCCCGGTAGCCGCCTTTGCCGTCTGGCTGGCTGGGCATCCCAAGAAAGAGCCCCTTGCTGCCCTGTACGATTTTCAGATTTTCCACCACAAAGCAGTCATTGAATTTCACGCTGGCAAAGCCCATGAGGTTTTTCACAGGTTCGATGACCCGCACGCTTACATCCAGCTTTATAGGGGCAGCTGGTGTTCCGCCCGCATTTTTTTCCTGCATGGATTTCTCCTTTCCGCTTCGGGTCAGCATGACCCGAAGCTGTTACAAGTTTACAGTGCTTTCAACTTCGTTTCCCCACACGTCCCATCCGGGCTTTTTTTCTCTGGCGAACAATTCCACTCGTGGTATATCGCCCATCAGTTCTACAATTTTCCGCCTGGCCTCGTCCGGCTTTTTACTGTGGCGCTCTATCGGGGAAACAATAAGCTGGTGAACACCGGTAGACTTACGCTTCGGATGTCCTTTTACTGCTAAAAGACAAATTTCTGCATTGCCTCTGGTCCAATACCCCAGACCGTAAAACCATGAGTAGGAGCGCCGGTTCCTCTTTATCCATACAAAAGCCACAGAACGATAAGAAAAGCCCCATGCTTTAATGACCTTTAAGGCTTCCGGCAGTTGTGGGAATGTTGCCCACAGAAACAAAACGCTGTCTTTTGCAGCCAAGTCGGCCACTGGAAGGGAACAAATTTCTTCAATACTCATAGTGGGATAATGAAGCTCTGCTGATCCCTGCCTGTTTTTCTGCTCATACCGCCACGGTGGATCTGCATAGATTATCGAAAATTTTTCTTTCGGCATGATCCTCCTTTCCGCTTCGGGTCAGCATGGCCCGAAGTCTCTTAATGGCAGCCGAAGATGGATTTTGCAAGACTGCCTGTTTTGAATAAGGTAAAACACAGCAGCACCGTATATCCCACGCAGCCCCAGATCGCCCCGATGGGGTCGCCGTCGGTGGCGATACTCTGGATCAGCACCGCATAGATTGCGACACAGACTAAGATCAACAGACCTTGAAAGCCCACCGCAAAGAGGGAGCGGAAATAGTTCTGCCCCATGTGTCCGGTTTCCCTGTTGGGGACTGTGGCAAACGGGATAGGCGCTAAACTTGTGAGTAAATAGATTTCAGTCATACGGCCATATACGATGACGAAGATCACGATATTTAAGGCAATCATGGTAAGCTGGATCAGGAAGGATTGTAGCCAGAGTCCGAACAGAGGACCCAACTCCATCGCTTCAAGTTCTGTCCGTAGACTGTCCAGCACATCCGGCGTGATCTCTGTCCCGTTCTGGATAATGCCCGCTGACTGCTGTATCACATGCTGGCTCACATCAAAGACCGCCAGCACGATATTGAAGGTATTCGTCAGGATCATCACAGCCACAAAGGTTTTGAACACCCACTTAAAAAACATCCATGTGTCAACTTCATGGAGGTTGTTGCGTTCTATGAGCATCTGTATCAGCTCATAGGTCATTACAAAAGTGAGGATGACCCCGGCGATTGGCAGGATGGCAGTTTCAGAGATCTGTCGTATCATGGAAAAGACCCCGGCGTTCCAGTCCGCCGGGGTCGTGCCGACCTGTGTGGCGATCTCGCCAACGCTCTGATTGACGTTATCGAAAAGGCCGTCCAGATTTCCCATGATACCATCGACGAGCAGACCTTTCAGCCATTCAACGATTGCGTCGATGATAAAGTCCATACATCAGCTCCTTCTGGAAAAAGGGACAACGGGTGACACTTAGCTGAACAGACCGGACAGCAGAGGGATAAGCTGAAGGCCGATCAGAACGACACCGCCGCCAGCCATGAGCTGCTTAATGCCCTGTGATTTTGCCGCAGGGTTGTCCGACCCGTAACCTTCCAGAAGGTTGATGACACCCCACACCGCCAGACCGGCGCCAAGAGCCATGACCAGAATTTTAAGAATGTCGATTGCCTGATTGAAAAATTCCATATACGTTCCTCCATTTTGTTTGTTTGATGGTTTTGGGTACAAAAAAAGCCGCCCACATCGGCGGCGCTTCGGGTCATCATGGCCCGAAGTTACACGAACTCGTCGCTGTCCAGATCATCGAAGTTCAACAGGTCAGCTTCTTCGTCCGTGTCGGAGCCGTCCACTTCGTACACCGTGTATTCGTCCTCCGGCTTTAGTCTCAATGGCCGGTGGCGGAACAGGCTTTCCAAGCGGAAGGCGTTTTTCTTTTTATCAAATTCGGCTGTGTACTTGTAATTCGGGTGCTTTTTCAAGTCATACTTCGGGGACAGGAAGGGCGGGAGCCCCCGAAGCTGCAAGATACATTTATCCCCGGGCATGGTGGTGATCTCGCTGGTAGTCATCAGCTCCCGGCCAAGCCGCTGCATATTCTGGCTGTAACTTTCAGACTGCCCCCGGCTCCGGCCTTCGGTCTGCATGGAGATGGTGGCCTTGCCCAGCCAGTTTTCCGAAATATCCTTTAGGGTGGAAGCCTCCCGGCCTCCGAGGAACACGATACTGTCCATGTTGCCCATGATGGTTTCAGAATGGTCCTTGTACAATGCCTTGCACTGGCTCATAGCCTGATAAAAGAGTGTCAGGCTGATCTCACGGGAACGGATGACAGCCACAATTTTCTCCAGCCCCGGCACCTGCCCGGTGTTGGCAGCCTCGTCCCACAGCACCCGCACATGGTAGGGCAGACGCCCGCCATAGGTATTGTCAGCCCGTTCACACAGAAGGTTGAACATCTGCGAAAAAGCGAGGGCAACCAAAAAGTTGTAGGTGGTGTCCGTGTCGCTGATAAGGAAGAACAGCGCTGATTTTTCATCCCCCAGCTTATCAAGCTCCAGTTCGTCATAGGACATGATCTCCCGAAGCTGGGGAATGTCAAAGGGGGCAAGTCTGGCTCCGCAGCTAATCAGTATGCTTTTAGCTGTCTTGCCGCTGGCCAGCTTGTATTTCTTATACTGTCTCACAGCGAAGTGCTGGGGACTGCGGCGTTCCAGCCCATCGAACATATAGTCAACCGCATTTTTGAAGGTTTCGTCATCTTCCCGGACTTCCATGCTGTTTATCATTTCCACCAGCGTATTCATGTTGCGTTCTTCCTCCGGCCCCTCAAAGACGATATAGGCCACAAGGGCGCAGTACAAAAGGGTTTCGGCTTTTGTCCAGAACTCGTCGCCCTCCTTGCCATCGCCTTTGGTATTGGCAATCAGGGCGGTAACGAATTTCAAAACATCGCTTTCCGTCTTGATATAGGCCAGCGGATTGTAGTGCATGGATTTGGAGAAGTCGATACTGTTGAACACCCGCACCCTGTATTTTTCCCTTTGCAGGAACCGCCCGCACTGGTCGAGGGTGCCGCCCTTCGGGTCTACCACCACATACGAGGAATGGGCTTGAAGGAGCTGCGGGGTCAGCCAGAACCTTGTCTTTCCCGAGCCGGACGAGCCGATGACACAGGCGTTTAGGTTCCGGGCATTGGCAGGTACCTTCGGACGGGTGTTCATGGTAAGGAACTCCGTCCCGGTTAAAATGACATTGTTCTGAAATTTAGGGTCTACAAACGGCTTTATATCCTCCTTTGTTCCAAAGCGGGCGGTGCCGTACTCCGCATCCCGCCGGAATTTTTTTGCCTTCCTGATCTTTGACTGTATCAGCAGATACATCCCAGCCGCACCGGCAAGGCCCACCAGCAGGTCAATACCGCCCAGCCCCGGCCAGTAGGTTTCAAAGGCTTTCGGGAAGGTGTCGAGCATCCCCATGAGCTTTGTCCCGAAGTCTGTGCCGGGTGCAGTCCGGTAGGCCGTCCCGATTTTGGAAAAAAACCAGAACACAAAGAGGTACGGCAGGTTGGGGAGCACATATTTTCTGATCTTGTCACTCAACGTCCGTCCTTCACCGCCTCTCTGGTCCGCTGCTTCTCCTTTGCCTGCGTCCTGATCTGCTCCGTGAATTTCCGAAGCTGGCCGAGGATAGAAGGCTTGTCCTGCTCTTTGTCCAGCACCTTTGCACTGTACTTCTGGAAGGCCGCCGTGATAGCGTCCGCCTGATTGGCTTTGAAAAACAGCAGGTAATGGCCGGGGCTCACTTTATGGAAAGCGTAGTCCACATGGAACTCCTTCGCGATCCGGTCAAAATCCTTCGGGGCTCCCACATAGGGCATGGCGCTTTTGCCGCCATAGTGGTTCATCAGCTTTTTCACACTCTGGCGTCCCTGTGGGGTCAGCGCCTTCCGGTGGTGCTTTTGCAGCGTCCGCACCACCTTCCCAAGAGCGGCAGCCAGCACTTTTCCCGTGAGCTTCGTTGTCCTGATCGAAAGGGCAACCGTTTTTTGGTTTACTTCTTCCTGCATAAAACCTCCTTTCCGTCGGGGTTCCCGCTATCCGGGAGGCCCCCGTACAATCTCGGCGAACAGAAAGCCTCGGGCCAATGTGGCCCGAGGCTTACCGCTCGGCATCCCTGCCGGACGGAGCTTTCTTTTCCGGCTCCGTCTGGACTTTTTCGCCCTGTTCCCGCATGGTCTGCAAGATAGAGGGCTTCTTTTGAAGCTGGGAGGGCTTTTCGCCGGACAGCGGCTTGATACATTCCAGCCGGTCAGCCGCCCGGATGGCGTTGTCCGTGAGCTGCCTCTGCCATGCACCCACGCTGGGAGCCCAACGAAAGCCGCTGCTTTTCAGCTCGGCCCGGGTGTCCGCGTCAGGCTTTCCGTCAAAGAACACCTGCAAGCGGTTGTCCTCCCGGTTCATTTCCACACGACCCCCATCGAACTCCCAGCCGGAAAATTCCTGCTGTGCCTGTTTGGAAAGCTGTTCGATACGGGCCTTTACCCGGCGGATCTCCGCGTTGTTGTTGGTAAGCTGGTAGCTTTCAAAGGGCCTCGGGTCGCTCCGCCAGCTTGACGCCATGCTTGCTTTCAGCTTTTCGATCTGGTCCGGCGACAGCAGCGCACAGCCATCCAGTTTGCCATGCTTGCGGTAATAGGCGTTGACCTCCTTCATAATGAGCTGGGAGCGTTCCAGCCCGTCCAGCTTCTTCTGGAGCTTTTCAATCGCTGCCGGGTCATCGGCGCTGATCCCGCCCATGCCGGTACTGCGTATCTTATCCAGCAGCCCTTGAATATACTGCCATTCCTCCATGTTGCTGTCCCGGGCCCGGTTCTGTTTTTCCTTCTTCCCCACCGGGAAATTGGCAGGTCCGGCGATCATCACAGAGGGAACCCTTGCGTCAATGGCAAAGCCCTGGTTCATGTTTTCAGCCAGCTTTCGGGCATAGGTGTCTAACAAATGGTCGATCTTCTCATGGTACATGGGGGCCACCCGGGATTTCTGCTTTTCCGCTATGGCGGCGGCCTTGTCCACCATTGCCCGGTATTCCGCCGTTGCGCTCCCTTCCTTGTAGTCGGAAAAGCTGTTCATTTCCTTTGCCCGGCGGGCGGCTCCTTCATTGATAGGGTAATAGTTGATGGTATGCACCTCCTTCATGCTTCGGGCCATGCTGGCCCGAAGTCCTACCGTTCTTCATGGGAAGGCCCCGCCTTGTCCTTTTTCGGAGCGGGCGGGGCTTCTTGAAACCGTTTGAGTGCAACGAGAATGGAGTGGACAGGTTCGGCCTTTTCAGGATAGGCAAATATCCGGTGTTCCGGCGGAATGTCCTGCGGCCCGTGGTAATACTCCTTGAAGCCCTCCGGGACTGCCGACACATATCCACCGGGAGCGAATACGCCGCCCTCGTTGATACGCACATCCCGCCCGTATGCTTCATAATCGAAGTAGTTCTGAATGTGCTCCGGTATGTCGATGGTCCCAAGCTCGTCGGCGTAAAGGCGGCCCAGCCCTTCATCATCGGAAATATCCGGGTAAAAGCGGTAAAGGTCAAGGTTCTGCGTCAGGTTTATCAAATCCTTCACGCTCCGTGTGTGGTTTCCCAAGACAAGAGCGGCTTCAAAGGTTTCCAGTCCGCCCTTATCCCGTACTTCCAGCAGGGCGTGGCCCAGCTCGTTCAGCTCGTCGATGTTCTCACATTCGTAGAGATGATCGTAGAGCCCCAGCACATCGCTGTCAAAGCTGGTAAAGAACACTTCGCTGTACCGTTTCCCGTCTATCCCGATTTTGGCAAGGGCGGCCTGCAACTCCTGTGTCGTCGTGGGGAAATGTACCGTTGTCCCTACCTCAATCCCCATTAAGGGGTATAGGGCTGTATTGGTTATATAGGCTTCAAACATGGGCTCATTCCTCCTTTCCGGCCCGGTCAGCCAGCACCTCATAGATCCCGGCCATAATGTAATCGGCGCAAGGGAGGGCAATCGCGTTCCCCAGCGCCTTGTAGCGTTGCAGAGGCCGGATCTCCACGCCGTCCGCCCCGTACTTTGTCCAGCCCTCTGGCAGCCCCATCAGCCGTTCGCTTTCCGTTTCCGTCAGAAAACGGATACAGCCGCCCTCCGGGTCGCCCTCATACCAGAAGGCGAAGGGCGTCACGTCACTGGCTAAAAGAGTGGGAAAAGGGTCAGTTGGTAATCCGAAGCTGTTTCGGAAGGCCGTTTCTTCCTGCCTTTTTGCCGCTCCCCGCATACGGAAGCACTGAAAGGGGTGGATGACTGGTATCTGCCGCCCTGTTTCAAAAGAAGCTGTTCGATCTCCTTCGGCGGCGGCCCGCCCGCCCTCTCCGCAAGGCGGAGGAAGTGGGAGCATTGGACGGGGCTTAAATAGTATGTCTGCGGCACGTCTGCCTCCAAAATCCGCCACGACGAAAATCCGCTGCCTTCGTGCCAGCCTTCGGGTGCCTGCCCAATACTGGGCGTCCATGAGCCGCCAGCACACATCAGGCGTTCCCCCTCGCACCATTCCGGCATTTCCCCATCTTCCCGAAGGAGGCATTGGAACTTCGGTGTCCGAGAAGGCGGATAGGACGGCTCTAAAGTCCATCCGGTCATTTGTAGAAAACGCTCCCATGACGTTTTCCCAAACAGCGATAGCTGGATATAGGTTATCAGTAGCATCCCTCATTTCCTGTATGATACGAAACGCCTGATAGAACAGGCTTGATTTTGCCCCGGCAAGGCCGGAGCGGTTGCCGATCAGAGAAAGGTTCTGACAGGGGGAACCGAAGGTTATCACATGGACCGGCGGGATTTTCCCGCCGTCCACCTTCGTAATATCTCCCAAATGCGCCATATCGGGAAAGTGCCTTTTGGTTATGGAGATGGGCGCTTTTTCAATCTCGCTGGCCCAGACCGGACGGATACCGCACCGGGAAGCAGCCAGAGGGAACACGCCGATCCCGTCGAAAAGGCTCCCCAGCTTAATGTCCGGCATGGCCCGGGGTGCCGTGTCCCTTCACGGCAAGCACCCCTTCCAGCGTTGTCGCCGCAATGCCCAGCCGTCCGGCAACCGCAATATCGTTTTTCACATCCTCGTCCACAACGCTGCCGCAGACGATCAGGGTATGAGAACGCCGCAGCATATCCCGGCGCATATCAATCCCGGCCTTATGTTCCTCGGGAACGCTGTCATTCAAAAACAGCGGCAGGTACAAGAGCGGGCAGATCGGGGAAAAGCCCGCCTCATAAGCAAGGCGGCAGTAGTGAGCCGCCAGCTCCATATCAACATCCGGCTCGCCGCTCCATGCGGCGGTCAGGTACGCTAAAGGTCGTTTCATTGGTTGAGCCTCCATTTCTGTTTTGGTTTAGGGAAAAGCAAGAGTTCGCCCAATCCCTCCGCCCCTTCCCCCGGGAAGGGGAACGGCTCTGGAGAATTTATATCCCCGTCGCTTGACCGGGAAAAAGCATAACCGGGAGAAATCCGTCAAGGGTGCCTCTGGCACCGCCTGCGGCGGCGCTGCCCTTGACTGATTTTCCCGGCTATGCTACGGAATAACTGGCGACGGGGAATCATTTATATCTCCAGAGCTTCGGGGCGCGGGGCAGAGCCCCGCAATCCTCGGGCCATGCTGACCCGAAGTTTTAGCTTACTTTTCCTGTTCGGTTTTCTTCTCCGGTTTTTCGTGTTCCTTCTGCTGACCCTTCCAGTCGTCCAGCAGCTTGATGATCTGGTCCTTCATTTCCCTCGGCGTAGTTTCCTTGCCGAAATACTTGCTCAGTTCCGCACCTGTCAAAATCACTTTGTCTACCTCCTTTTTGTCCTCCATCATAATGCCGTCGATCACATCCCCGTTGAGCAGCTTCTTTTCGTCCAGTTCCCGCATACGCTTTGCCTGCGCCTGTGAAGGCGAGGACTGCTGGCTGTCAATGGCAACGGCGATATAGTTCTGGTTCTTCTTGCCGATATAGGAAAGCTCCACCGCCGTAGTAAAGCCCAGTTTTTTTTCATCCATCAGCTTCATCAAGTCGGGAACCAGCTCATTGAGCCGGATATACCGCTGCACCTGTTTGACCGCCATCTTATTACGCTCGGCCACAATTTCGTTGGAGCGTTTTCCTGCGTCCTTCGGGTCAATCTGGCCCGAAGTGCGGGAGCCCTGGTGCTTGATAGCCTCAAGCTGCATTTTCAAGGCTTTGGCCCGCTCACTGGGGAGGATTTCTTCACGCTGGTTGAGATTATCCTCGACCATCTGCGTGATGGCTTCATCGTCTGTCAGGTTTCGGACGATACAGGGCATATCCGCATATCCGGCAAGCTCGCTGGCTTTCTGGCGGCGGTGGCCGGACACGATCTCATAGCCGCCATCCTCACGGGGACGGACGATAGCGGGCTGGGTCACGCCCTTGTCCTTAACGCTGGACACCATAGCCCGCATTTCTTCATCGTCCCGGACTTCAAAGGGATGGTTCTTGAAGGCGTGGAGTTCGTTCAGCTTGATATAGACGATCTGCTCCTTGCCCCGGCGTGGAGCATCCTTCGGTTTTTCGGGTTCCTTCGGAGCGGGAGCGGCCTGTACCGTTGGAGCCGTTTTTTTCTCCGGTTCCTTTTTGACCGCCTTTTCCGTTTTCTGTGCGGGAGCTTTGGATTTCGAGGCTGCGTCCTTGTCCTTATCTGCTTTCGGGGGACGGCCCCGGCGCTTCGGCTGTTCCGGCTCTTTGGGTTTTTCCTCTGCTTTTTTCGGAGCCTCCGGCTGCTTTTCCGGTTTCTCCGCTTTTGCCGGGTCAGGCTTTTCCACGCCGGGAGCTGCCGCTCGTTCCTCGGCTTTCTTTTCCTTCATAATTTCAGCGAAGTTATAGACAGAAACCTGTGGGGTCTTTACCTCTGGTTCCGTCTTTTTTTCCGGCTCCGGGGAAACGGAAACCTTCTCCGACTCTTTTGGGGGATTAGGCGGTGTTTCCTTGCCCGGCCCGCTATCCGTTACCGGCTGTTCCGGCGTTTTTGTGGTTTTATCATCTGCCATAAGCATTTACCTCCTGTTTTTTGGCATGAAAAAAGGGGCTCAACTTTTCAGTCAAGCCCCCGTGGGAAGTTCCTCCTTTCTCCGCCATGATACAAAAATACCGCCCGTAGTCTCGTTTGGGCGGTACTTTGTGTAAGATTGGCAGTCCATTATTAAGTTTTTTATTATGTTCCCTTTGTACACCGTTGCAAACGTTTGGATAGCTCTTGTGATCAGTCACAAGGGCTTTTCTTTTCCGTCCTGTGACTGTCGCAAATACAAGCCAATCATAGGAGGAAAATTTATGGCAAATCATGAAAATCTCAGTACACCATTCATCTATCTTCGCTCTACAGGAGAAAAGATCTCTGTCACAAAGGAACAGCACGACTCCTTCTATAAGGAAGCCGACCGCATTCGCCACAAGGAGCAGAACCACGGCAGGTGCATGTGCCCATATCGCTTCATATGGAGATGCGATGGCGACTGCCTTGACTGTGAATATCACGCAGCTGGAGACCTCACCTCTCTGGATCAGCCTCTCTCAGATGGCAATGGCACCCTCGGTGACTATATGCCCGACCGTAGCAAGTCTATGGAAGAAATCATCTCCGACCGTATGCTGTTGGAGCAGCTTTTTGCCAGACTGCGTGAGCTCGATCCGGATGCTGATACCATCATTCAGTGCTGGCTTGATGATTACAAGATCTCAGATCGTGCAATCGCCGAGAAGCTCGGTCGTCCTCAGCGTACCTTCGCTGATCAGATGAAGAAGATCCGCACGGAGCTCCGTAAAATCCGTGGCTATTAATCCTACATATCATATGTAGCAATTCATCCCTCTGGCATCCATCAACCGATGCCCAGAGGGTTTTTATATTTTTTCAACTTTTCTCCGCTCAAATCCGCCACTCATCTCCAGTGGAAGGTGTAAGGCACGAAACAACAAGCCTTAACCATCACAGAAACGGAGGTGAAGCACATGAAGAAGTCCTACTTCGATTCCGGCGGTAACGACACGGAGCTGATTGCAGTACTGAATGCAATCTCCCACGTATCCGCAAGAATGGCGAGAAACATGACAATCCTCGCACAGCAAAGACAATCAGAGAAAGGAGATCGTCGCTATGAGCAAAATGAGCGATATGGCTATGACCATCGAAGAGCTGCGCAGTGCAGCCGCTGCTATTAACGAAGCAGCCAACTGGTTAGCAGCACAGTTTGGTGGCACTGCTGATGAAGCACCTGCCAAAGAGCCTGCTGCCAAGGAAGAAAAGAAACCGGATCTGAAGCTTGAGGATGTACGAGCTGTCTTAGCAGAAAAGTCCCGTGCCGGGCATACCGCTGCTATCCGTACATTACTTCAGAAGTATGGTGCTTCCAAGCTATCTGCTGTTGATCCGAAGCACTATGAAGCCTTGTTAAAGGATGCGGAGGTACTTGACGATGCCACCTAAAGGACATGCTATCTTATCCGCTTCCTCTTCGGACCGCTGGCTCCATTGCCCGCCTTCTGCAAGGCTCTGCGAGACCTACGAAGATAAAGGTAGCGATTATGCTGCGGAAGGCACCGATGCCCACGAACTTTGTGAGTACAAGCTAAAGAGGGCCCTGGGGATGGATGCCAGTGATCCAACAGAAAACCTCACCTGGTACAACGAGGAAATGGAGGACTGTGCCAATGGCTATGCCGCCTACATCCTTGAAATGGTAGAGGCCGCCAAGGAAAGCTGCGCTGACCCGAAGGTACTGATTGAACAGCGTGTAGATTTCTCTCGCTGGGTAGAACAGGGCTTCGGAACCGCCGACTGCATCATCATTGCAGATGGCACCTTGAGAATATGCGATTACAAGCACGGTCTTGGAGTCCTCGTAGATGCGACCGATAATCCGCAAATGAAGTGCTACGCGCTCGGGGCCCTGGAGCTCTTTGATGACATCTACGACATTGATAATGTCAGCATGACCATCTACCAGCCAAGGCGTCAGAACATCTCCACCTTTGAGATTTCCAAGGACGAGCTGTACAAGTGGGCAGATGAGGTGTTGAAGCCGACCGCTGATCTTGCCTTTGCAGGAGATGGGAACTTCCTCTGCGGCGAATGGTGTGGTTTCTGCAAGGCCAAGCACGAATGCCGTGCCAGAGCCGAGGCCAATCTCACACTGGCTCAGTACGATTTCAAGCTTCCACCTCTTTTAGAAGATTCGGAGATTGAATATATCCTCTCCCGCGCAGATGAGCTGGTTGCCTGGGCATCCGATATCAAGGAATATGCTCTGCAGCAAGCCATCAGCGGTAAGGAATGGAACGGCTGGAAGTTAGTCGAAGGAAGATCCAACCGCAAGTATTCCAATGAGGAAGCGGTCATCCAGGCAGTTACGGATGCCGGATTTGATCCATATGAAAAGAAGCTCCTTGGCATCACGGCCATGCAGAAGCGTCTTGGCAAATCCAGATTCGATGAGCTGCTTACCGCCTATATCGAAAAGCCCCAAGGTAAACCGACGCTCGTGCCGGAGAGCGATAAACGTCCGGCAATGAACAATGCAAGAACTGATTTTATGGAGGAAAATTAAATGAACAAGAATGTAAAAATCAACAATCCTATGAAGGTAATCACTGGTCCTGACACTCGTTGGTCTTATGCGAACGTCTGGGAGCCGAAATCCATCAATGGAGGTACTCCGAAGTACAGCGTGTCTCTGATCATCCCGAAGTCTGATACCAAGACCATCGCCAAGATTGAAGCTGCTATCGAGGCCGCTTACAAGGAGGGCGAGGCCAAGCTCAAAGGCAACGGCAAGTCTGTACCTGCCCTCTCTGTCATCAAGACGCCGCTTCGTGATGGCGACATGGAGCGTCCGGACGATCCGGCCTACGCCAATGCTTATTTCGTAAATGCCAATGCAACCTCTGCTCCTGGCATCGTGGATGCAGATCGCAATCCAATTCTTACTCGCTCCGAGGTTTACTCCGGTGTGTATGGTCGCGCCAGCATCAGCTTCTATGCATTCAACAGCTCCGGTAACAAGGGTATCGCCTGTGGACTTAACAATCTGCAGAAGATTCGTGACGGTGAGCCTCTTGGTGGCAAGGCATCTGCTGAGTCTGATTTCGCATCTGATGAAGAGGACGATTTCCTGGATTAAGCTCATCAAAATAAATCCGAGGTGGTGGTGGGAGCAATCTCACCACCTTTTTGGTAGAAAGGACAATCTATGAAAACCTTATCGATTGATATTGAGACCTACAGCGATGTGCCGCTTCCGAAAACCGGCGTGTATCGATACTGCGAGTCTCCTGATTTTGAAATATTGCTCTTTGGCTATAGTGTCGACTCCGGCCCTGTTCAGGTGGTGGACCTTGCGTGTGGCGAGAAGATACCAGCGGAGATTATTGTTGCACTTGAAGATGAATCTGTCATCAAATGGGCCTTCAATGCATCCTTCGAACGTATCTGTCTTTCCCGGTTCCTAGGCTATCCAACTGGTGAATATCTTGATCCGGAAAGCTGGCGCTGCTCCATGATCTGGGCAGCAACCATGGGCTTACCGCTTTCCCTGGAAGGCGTCGGTACCGTGCTGGGACTGGAGAAGCAGAAACTCACAGAAGGCAAGGACCTCATCAAATATTTCTGCCAGCCCTGTGCTGCTACAAAATCCAATGGTGGCAGGACGAGAAATCGCCCTTTTCATGCGCCAGAGAAATGGGAAGCCTTCAAGCGCTATAACATCCGTGATGTGGAAACCGAAATGGGCATCCAGCATAAGCTTCGCAAATTCCCTGTACCTGAATCAGTCTGGGAGGAGTATCACATTGACCAGGAAATCAATGATCGTGGTGTCCGTTTGGATATGGAGCTTGTACAGCAGGCCATCGCAATGGATGCTCGCTCCCGTGAAGAGCTGACTGCTGCCATCAAGGACATCACGAAGCTGGAAAACCCGAACTCTGTGCTGCAGATGAAGCAGTGGCTCTCTGCCAATGGTGTAGAAACCGACAGCCTTGATAAAAAAGCGGTGGCCAAGCTCCTAAAGAACGCTCCTGACAAGCTTGCCTCTGTTCTCATTCTTCGTCAGCAGCTTGCCAAATCCTCAGTACGTAAATATCAGGCGATGGAAAAGACGGTTTGTGCCGATGGCCGAGCCCGTGGCATGTTTCAGTTTTATGGAGCCAATCGTACCGGTCGCTTTTCCGGTCGAAACATTCAATTACAAAATCTCCCTCAGAATCATCTACCAGACCTTGCTGATGCTCGCGCATTGGTACGCTCCGGAGACTTTGATGCAGTCTCTCTTTTGTATGAAGATGTGCCGGATGCCCTATCGCAGCTGATCCGAACTGCATTCATTCCACGTGAGGGCACACAGTTTCTGGTTGCAGACTTTTCCGCCATCGAAGCCCGCGTCATCGCCTGGTTTGCTGGGGAAGAATGGCGACAGAAGGTATTTGCTAAGGGTGGGGATATCTACTGTGCTTCTGCCAGCCAGATGTTCAAGGTCCCTGTGGAAAAACACGGCATCAATGGACATTTGCGTCAAAAGGGTAAAATCGCAGAGCTGGCGCTTGGCTATGGCGGCTCCATCGGTGCGCTGAAGGCGATGGGTGCTATCGATATGGGTCTAACTGAAGATGAACTTCCTACCCTTGTAGATGCCTGGCGTCAGTCAAACCCACACATTGTGCGATTCTGGTGGGCTGTAGATCATGCTGTCACAGAAGCCGTGAAATATAAGCACACGACAACCGGATACGGTCTTACCTTCTCCTGCCGCAGTGGCATGCTTTTTATCACGCTTCCTTCCGGCAGAAACCTGGCCTATGTGAAGCCGAAGCTCGGTACGAACAAGTTCGGCGGCACCTGCATCACCTATGAAGGCATCGGCCCAACCAAGAAATGGGAACGTCTTGATTCCTACGGACCAAAGTTTGTGGAAAATATTGTCCAGGCCACCTCCCGTGATATTCTCCTCTATGCCATGAGAACCCTCCGCAACTGCTCCATCGTTATGCATATCCATGATGAAGTAGTCATCGAAGCGGATCCCCGCATGTCCTTGGATGCCGTCTGTGAACAGATGGGCCGCACACCTTCATGGGCGAAGGGACTTCTCCTTCGTGCAGATGGCTATGCTACCCCTTTTTACAAAAAAGATTAAAAAGATCCGCTCAACTCAGGCGTTCATCTCCAGTGAAAACTAGAGGTGGACGCTTTCTTAGCATCTGCCTGAATACAGAAGAATGTCAGGAGGCTTAAAGCTATGTATGAAATCAAAGAAAACAGACGCAGATTGAAGGATGGAACAGAAATCTCTACCTACACCCGTGATGTTGTGAGCTGCAACATTCTTGAAGTGGAAGCTGGTACCACAGGCTATAGGGGTGGCGACACTGGTCACGGCGGACGCACCTATTTTCGCATCAAGGATGCGGCCTGCACCGATATGGATGTCCATGTTATGCGAGATCGCTTTGGTGATGCAGAAGGCTTCGAGGTCATGCTGGGTGGTGATTGTGAGCTTGAAACCATGATCCGCGCGCTCAAATTCATCACAAAGGTTCTAGAGGAAGAAGCTCAGGAGGTGTACGACTGATGTTTACCATTTACAGCGCGGACGTTACCGGCAATCCCGGTAACTGCTCCTACCCTCATAAACACATCATCCTGGATGAAGATAGCCTGAAGACCGCCGTCAGTCATGACTATGTGTGCGCAGAATATAAGAACAGCTATCGTAATGGCGACAACTTCATCGGCAGTGACTGTCTTCCAGTTGACTGTGATAATGATCATTCTGAGAATCCGGAAGACTGGATCACTCCAGAAGATGTCTTGCAGGCCTTTCCAGGTGTGACCTTCGCAGTCCATTACAGCCGCTTCAATAACAGAGTAAAAAACGGTAAGCCCGCAAGGCCCAAGTTTCACATTCTCTTTCCGATTGATTATGTGACAGACGCTGCCTTTTACAGCAACATGAAAAAGCTAGTCAATTCCATCTTTCCCTATTTCGATACGAAGGCCCTGGATGCAGCTCGCTTCTTCTTTGGCACTACTGCTGCGGAGGTTGCTTTATATCCGGGACGCATGAATCTAACTGAATATCTCAATGAGGATATTTTCGATGAGGATATGCCGGAAGGTCAATATGATGGCGCAACGATTCCCGAAGGCAGTCGTAATGCAACCATGTCTCGTTTTGCCGGAAAGGTCATCAAGAAATATGGTGACGGTGACACGGCTTATCAGGCATTTCTGGAAGAAGCAGATAAATGCGATCCGCCACTGGATGCCGCTGAACTTGCCACCATCTGGCACAGTGCCCAGCGCTTCTATGCACGTGTTCAGCAGCAGGAGGGCTATGTTGCACCGGAGCTCTACAACGATCCTTCCTGTTATAAACCAGAGGATTACTCCGATGTAGGGCAGGCCGAAGTATTGGCGAAGTACTTCTCAAACGAGCTCCGCTATTCTCCTGCTACCCACTTTATCCGCTACTCTGACCACTACTGGCAGGAATCAGAGCCGGGGGCTCAGGCCGTGGCTCATGAGCTTACCCGCAGACAGCTGAAGGAAGCAAATCGAGACCTCATGGAATCACTGGATAAGATGAAGAATTGCGGTGCCCAAAATATCCTCGACAGCACATCAAAGGCCAAGGCAGAACAGCTTATGAACGATCAGCAACTGGAGGTCTATCGTGAACTTTTGGCGGCCAAGGCTTATCAAACATTTGCCATCAAGCGCCGTGATTCAAAGAATGTGACTTCTACTTTGAAGGAATCCCATCCGATGCTGGAGATTTCTCCCCGTGACCTGGACGCAGACTGCTTTGCGCTCTGTACCCCAGAGGCAACCTTTGATCTTCGTCAGGGTATGTCCGGAGCCAGGGAGCATTCGCCGGAGGACTTTATCACCAAGATTACCAGCGTTTCACCAAACCAGAAAGGCATGCAGATTTGGCTGGACAGCTTAAATCTCATCTTCCAGCACAATCAGGAGCTCATCGATTACGTCCAGATGATCTGTGGGCTTGCTGCAATCGGTAAGGTTTACGTGGAGGCGCTGATCATCGCCTATGGTGATGGCCGCAACGGTAAGTCTACCTTCTGGAATGCCATCTCCCGCGTGCTGGGCCTTTACTCCGGGAACATTTCTGCGGATACCCTGACCGTAGGTTGTCGCAGAAACATCAAACCGGAAATGGCAGAGGTCAAGGGTAAGCGACTTCTCATTGCTGCCGAGATGCAGGAAGGTGCAAGGCTCAATGATTCTACCGTCAAGCAGCTCTGCTCTACCGATGATGTCTTTGCTGAGAAAAAGTACAAGGATCCTTTTTCCTTCAAGCCCTGCCACACACTGGTGCTGTATACCAACCACCTGCCTCGCGTCAGTGCCTCTGATGATGGTATCTGGAGGCGACTGATCGTTATTCCTTTTAATGCCAAGATCACCGGAAGCAGCGACGTCAAGAATTACAGTGAGTATCTCTATGACAATGCTGGCGGCGCGATCCTCTCCTGGATCATCGAAGGCAGCAAGAAGGTTATCGATGCTGACTACCACATCCCGGTTCCGGTCTGCGTGCAGAATGCCATCGATGATTACCGCAGCCAGAATGACTGGTTCGGGCATTTCTTAGAAGATAAGTGCATCATAGGTGATGCGTATAAAGAAAACTCCTCTAACCTATATCAGGCCTACCGCAATCACTGCATCGATTGCAATGAGTATGTACGCTCCACAGCGGACTTCTACTTTGCTATGGAAAATGCCGGATACGAGCGTGTCACCTTGAGTCGAAAGCGCTATTTTAAGGGACTACGCCTGCGGACTGAGGACGATTTTGATGAGGAATTTTTAGACTGATTGAACCTAACGACAATGTGTATCAATGTCTCTGTATAAACTTTTCTATAGGCTATAAAAAATCATATATAGAAAAGTTATGTAAATACCATTGATACACCTTGCACATCAGAAAATTATTCACTGATTGGAGAATGACAATGTTAGAAAAACAGATAGAAAACAAGTTAACCCGGATGGTAAAGCAGCATGGAGGCATCGCTGTAAAATTCGTGTCTCCGAGCTTTGCGGGAATGCCGGACCGTCTCGTCTTATTACCTGATGGGATCATCGCCTTCGTAGAGCTGAAGGCTCCTGGGAAAAAGCCTCGCCCGCTTCAGTTAGCCAGACACAGGCTGCTACGTTCACTTGGCTTTCAGGTCTATATGATTGATGGCGTGGAACAGATTGGAGGAATGCTTCATGAACTTCTCACCCCATAATTATCAGTCCTATGCCATCAACTATATCGAAACGCATCCTATCGCTGCAGTTCTCCTCGATATGGGTCTTGGCAAAACGGTCATTTCCCTGACTGCCATCGCAGACCTGCTGTTTGACAGCTTTGAGGCACATCGTATCCTGGTGGTCGCTCCTCTTCGAGTAGCCCGTGATACCTGGCCTGCGGAAATTGCAAAATGGGAGCACCTGCAGCATCTGACCTACGCCGTCTGCGTGGGGACACCGAAGGAACGACACATGGCGCTTTTGTCCGGAGCCGACATCACCATCATTAACCGTGAGAACCTTGGCTGGCTGATTGATTCCAGTGGCTTTGACTTTGATTACGATATGGTCATCATTGATGAGCTCTCTTCCTTCAAGAATCACAAGTCCAAGCGATTTCAAGCTCTGATGAAGGTCAGACCTAAAGTAAAACGAATCATCGGTCTTACCGGCACACCTTCTTCCAATGGTCTTATGGATCTGTGGGCCGAATTCAAGCTTCTGGATTTTGGAGAACGTTTAGGACGCTTCATCACCCACTACCGTAACAACTACTTTATCCCGGACAAGCGAAATGGCGAAATCATCTACTCCTACAAACCAATGCCTTATGCGGAGGATGCCATCTACCGGAGAATATCGGATATTACGATTTCCATGAAATCTACCGATCACCTGCAGATGCCGGAGTTAATCACATCGCAATACGAAGTGCAGCTGTCTGAGGAAGAAACTCAGCGATACGAGGAACTCAAGGCAGACTTTATATTGGAGCTCCCAGAAGGAGAGATCACTGCTGCCAACGCGGCTTCTCTTACCGGTAAACTCTCCCAGCTGGCCAACGGTGCCATTTATGATGATGCCGGTAATATCATCGAGTTCCATGATCGGAAGCTGGATGCCTTAGAGGATCTTATCGAAGCCGCCAATGGCAAACCGCTCCTGGTAGCTTACTGGTTCAAGCACGACCTGCAGCGAATCAAGAAGCGCTTTAATGTCCGTGAGATAAAATCCAGCAAGGATATCACTGATTGGAACAATGGCGATATTCCTGTTGCTGTCATTCATCCTGCATCCGCCGGTCATGGACTCAACCTGCAGGCTGGCGGTTCTACCCTTATCTGGTTTGGGCTGACCTGGTCACTGGAATTATATCAGCAGACCAACGCTCGTCTCTGGAGACAGGGACAGACCTCCGGAACCGTGGTGATAGAACATATCATTACCAAAGGCACTATTGATGAACGTATCTTAAAGGCGCTGTCCCTGAAGGAAGTCACACAAAACGCATTAATTGATGCGGTAAAAGCAAATCTATGACAATCTACGACAACATAGGTCAATCCGAGGGAATTTCATTATTCGGAGGTACGCTATGAATGCAAAAGAATATTTATCCCAGGCCCGTAACCTGGATCAGCGCATTATCACAAAAAACCAGATGATTGACTCCTTAAACGATCTGGCTACCCGCTGCACCGCTACTTATTCGGATATGCCTAAGAGCCCAAACCGTGGTAACTCCCGTCTGGAGGAATGTGTCATGAAGATCATCGACCTGGAGGAACAGATTACAGAAGATATGGAAAAGCTGGTGAATTTGAAGAAAGAAATCACTCATGCAATCCAGTCCGTTTCCAATCCTGAATATCAGGATCTTCTGGCAAAGCGCTACATCTGCTGTGAATCCTGGGAAAAGATCGCCGTGGATATGAACTACGAGCTTCGCTATATTCACAAGCTCCACAGCCGTGCGCTGCAGGAAATAAAAATTCCTGAGCCAACCGAAGATGGGCACGAAAAGACATAGAATGACACCATCAACTTCTGATAGTATTAGACTAGCAAAAAAGATAATCACAGAAGCCTTGTAGGATCTACTTCCTGCAGGGCTTTTCTTATGCCGCAAGGAGGTGAAACTGATGCCGAGAAAACCGAAGCGTCCCTGTTCTTATCCAGGCTGTCCTAATCTCACGGACGGTCGCTTCTGTGAGGAGCATGCCAAGGAGGAAGCCAGACGCTACGAACATTATGATAGAGACCCAGCCACCAAGCGTCGCTACGGTCGTGCATGGAAACGCATCCGTGACAGCTATGCCGCTGCTCATCCGCTTTGTGAAGAGTGCCTTGCGAAGGGTGTTTATACACCAACCGAGGAGATTCATCACATGCTTCCGCTCTCTCAGGGCGGAACCCATGACCGTGAGAACCTGAAAGCCTTGTGCAAGGCCTGCCATGCACGCATTCATGCAGAACGCGGTGACCGCTGGCACAACGCATAAAGCGGATGCATTTTCTTTGTGCATCACTCCCCCAGGGGCGGTCTGAATCTCTACGGCGCAGCTGCCGTGGAACGGGCGTGGGGTCTCACGCACAAAAACGCGTTTTCAAACGGGGTAATAGGCCCCGGACAAGGAGGTGAATCATTTTGGCTAAGGACGGAACCAACCGTGGCGGCGCTCGTATCGGTGCCGGAGCCAAGAAAAAGCCCTTAGCTGACAAAATCACTGAGGGTAATCCGGGCAAGCGAAAGCTGACTGTCATCGAGTTTGAAGATCAAGCTGCAGATTTAGAAGGTCAGCAAATGCCCAAACCATCCAAGCTCTTATCCGCCACACAGAAAGACGGCAAGCCACTGGTGGCTGAAGAAGTATATAAGGCAACCTGGGAATGGCTGGCAGAGCGCAGGTGTGCATCGCTTGTTTCTCCCCAGCTTCTGGAACGCTATGCCATGAGTGTTGCCAGGTGGATTCAGTGTGAGGAAGCAATCACAGACTACGGTTTTCTCGCCAAGCACCCTACAACGGGAAATGCCATGCAATCTCCCTACGTAGCCATGAGCCAGAATTTTATGAGCCAGACAAACCGGCTCTGGATGGAAATCTATCAAATCGTAAAAGAAAATTGCGCGACGGAGTACAAGGGCGAAACGCCTATGGATGATGCGATGGAGCGCCTGCTCCGTGCAAGGAAAGGAAACTGATATGGACTATCGTGAATTTATGAATCTACTGAAAAGCTATCGCAAGCAGCTGAGCTTTCAGCAGTTCAGCACACTTCGTGGTCAAGCTAAGGCCGGTGATATTGATGCCGCCTACAAGGGCCTACAGAAAATACTCAGGAGGAACGCACCATGCTAATTGAAAAGAAAAATGTCACTGAGCTACTTCCTGCTGATTACAATCCTCGTAAGGATTTAAGGCCTGGCGATCCAGAATATGAAAAGTTGAAACGCTCCATCGAGCAGTTCGGATATGTGGAACCCGTCATCTGGAATTCCACTACCGGTCGCGTGATTGGCGGGCATCAGCGCTTAAAGGTTCTCCAGGACATGGGTATGACGGAAGTTGACTGCGTCGTTGTAGAGCTTGATGAGGAACACGAAAAGGCACTGAATGTTGCGCTCAATAAAATCAGCGGCGAATGGGACAACGACAAATTAGCACTGTTAATCGCCGACCTGCAAGGTGCTGACTTCGATGTCTCTCTCACCGGTTTTGAGCCTGCTGAGCTTGACGACCTGTTTAAGGAGGATGTGAAGGATGGCATCAAGGAAGATGATTTTGACGTCGATGCTGAGCTTGCAAAGCCTACCATAACTAAGTCCGGTGACCTCTGGTGCCTTGGTCCGCACAGACTTCTCTGTGGCGACAGCACAAAGGCTGAAAGCTATGAGCTTTTGATGGCTGGCAAGAAGGCAAATCTGGTGGTCACGGATCCGCCTTACAATGTAAACTATGAAGGCTCCGCTGGTAAGATCCAGAATGACAATATGGATAATGACTCCTTCTATCAGTTCTTGCTGGATGCCTTCACCAATATGGAAGCAGTCATGGCCGATGACGCATCCATCTATGTGTTCCATGCAGATACAGAAGGCCTGAATTTTAGAAAAGCTTTCTCTGATGCAGGCTTCTATCTTTCCGGCTGTTGTATCTGGAAGAAGCCCTCCCTGGTGCTGGGCCGTTCACCATATCAATGGCAGCATGAGCCTTGCCTCTTTGGCTGGAAGAAAAATGGCAAGCATCAATGGTACTCCGGTCGCAAGGAAACCACGATCTGGGAATTTGAAAAGCCTAAGAAAAATGCAGATCATCCGACTATGAAGCCGGTGGCATTGATTGCCTACCCGATCATGAATTCAAGTCTTACAAACTGCATCGTGCTTGATCCCTTCGGAGGCTCCGGCAGCACGCTGATTGCCTGCGAACAGACCGGTCGCATCTGCCACACAGTTGAATTAGACGAGAAATACGCAGACGTCATCGTGAAGCGCTACATCGAACAGGTAGGCTCTTCCGATGGCGTTTCTGTTATCCGTGATGGTCTGACTTACCAATACGATGAAGTCGCTATCTCCGAAGAATCCCTGCAGGCATAATACACACGATTTGCTGCAACACTCCAGCGGATCTTTGGTACATATATTCGCTCTGAATCGCTTGATAATATGTGCCTTCAGAGTGATATATGTACTACCAAAACAAAGGAGGATTCCACTATGGAGATCAGATTTAACGTAACAGGAAGCGCCAGAAAAGAGCTGGTAGGGATTATTTCACAGGTAACCGGATGCAAGCAATTTTATAAAGGAATGCCAAGTGCCGCCTACGAAGTTGCAGACATTACCATCAGCAAGGATGGCACCGTAAGCTACGACGAGCGAACAGAGGAAAACACCATCAAGGCAATCCTTGAACAGACTGCTACTGCAGGTTTTACCGCAGAGTTAGATGAAGCACCGGCCACTGAGATACCAGAAGCACCCGCCACAACAGAAGCAAGCATTTCAGCGGCTGCAAAGGACATCGGCCTGGTGATTTCCTTCCCGGCTGACAAGGTCAACCTAGAAAATCTGCGAAAGCTTCTGGAGAGCAAATCAGACCTCATCAAGAAGGCCCTGGAGGTTGAAGCCTTCCCGATTGAGGAACACGATGATCAGGTCAGCTTCCCTTGGTGGCCTAGCATGCCGGACTTCGATGCCATCACCGCCTACACTGCTTTCCTTTCTGCCCTCTGCAAGATGAGTAAGGAGCAGAAGCGTATCACAGCTAAGGCAAAGCCGATAGATAATGAAAAATACGCCTTCCGCTGCTTTCTTCTTCGCCTCGGCTTCATCGGAGACGAATACAAGCAAAGCCGCAGGATCCTCTGCCGATACCTTTGCGGCAACAGCTCCTACGCAGGAGGTGAAGGCCATGTTATTCGCTAACAGAGCGCAGGTTGAACGCCTGCGCCTCCGCTATCCCATCGTAACCAGAGTGGAGCTTGTAGAGATGGACGATGCTCAGGCACCGCCCATTGGCACCCAGGGAACGGTAACCGGTGTGGATGATACCGGCAGCCTCCTGGTGGACTGGGATAATGGCTCCGGACTGAATGTAATCTATGGTATTGACCGAGTGAAAAAGCTGTAATATACACAGTTTTCTCCTCCATATAGCAGCCGATCTTTGGTACATATATTGTCCGTAATCAGCTTGCTATTATGTGCCTTCAGAGTGATATATGTACTACCAAAAGAAAACAAGGAGGCACACACCATGATGAACATTTTTGAAGAAGCTTACAGAGGAATCCAGGAAGCAAAAAAGGCTTACGCCACAGCAACTAACACGGCTGAGCAGGATGCAGCAAGAGCCATTTACAAGCAGGCAACCGCAAAGCTTGATGGCTTAAGCAACACAGAGCAGCGTATCTGGAGCGCTTATGAAACCGCCAAGGACTGTGGCAACGAGTACATCGACCTGAACGACACCATCCGCGATGACGAAGTCGAAGGCCTGGTGGCCTGCATGAAGAAATACGGCATTGAAGCCTTCACCTTCTCTTCCACCTGGAGCAGCGCAGTTGAAACCGCATGGCTTTTCCAAAAAGCCGGATGCACCTTGGCGGGCCTGATTGAGATCAACAGCCAGCACAAAGCCTTCATGAGCGATGAGTATGAAAAGGCACACGGATACCTTTTCAAGCTGAACTAAGGAGGGCAAAACCATGTGGGCAGAAGGAAGCATCAAGATTGAAAACAGCATTTTTCATTACTGGGTGAAGCATTATGAAGAGCCGAGCGAGGACTACGGCATTGACGGCGGTAGGATTTCAAAGCTCATGCTGAAGAGAAACGGTGAGATCGCCTACAACTACGACAGAGGCCAGGACATCGAGCCGGTCGACGAAGAAACCAAAATGGCACTTGCCATTCTGATGAAGGAATACAACTAAGAACATTCCCGAAGGACCACCCTCAAGGGTGTGTTCCTCGTTATACGATATTTATTGATGATGGTCGTGCCAATACGGTAACGACTTATTTTTATGCCCGGAGGTGAAGCATGTGCGTAAATTAAAGAAATATAAACCGACCAAATTCAAAGCAAAGGACTCTCATTATGATGTGGATGCTGCGGATTATGCTGTGAGCTTTATCGAATGTCTTTGCCACACCAAGGGCACCTGGGCCGGTAAGCCCTTCGAGCTGATTGACTGGCAAGAGCAGATCATCCGTGATCTCTTCGGCACACTGAAACCAAATGGATACCGCCAGTTCAATACTGCCTATGTGGAAATTCCTAAAAAGATGGGGAAATCTGAGCTTGCAGCTGCCGTGGCCCTGCTTCTTACCTGCGGTGATGGTGAGGAGCGTGCTGAGGTTTACGGCTGTGCCGCTGACCGTCAACAGGCAACCATTGTTTTTGATGTTGCTGCAGATATGGTACGTATGTGTCCGGCGCTCAATAAGCGTGTGAAGATTCTTGCCTCTCAGAAGCGTATCATCTACACACCAACCAACAGCTTCTATCAGGTACTATCCGCAGAGGCCTACTCCAAGCACGGCTTCAATATTCACGGCGTTGTATTTGATGAGTTGCATACCCAGCCAAATCGTAAGCTCTTTGATGTTATGACAAAAGGCTCCGGAGATGCCAGAATGCAGCCACTGTATTTTCTCATCACCACTGCTGGAACAGACACCAACAGCATCTGTTATGAAACCCATCAGAAAGCCAAGGACATCCTGGAAGGCAGGAAGATTGATCCTACCTTCTATCCAGTGATTTATGGTGCAGACGAATCTGATGATTGGACGGATCCGAAGGTCTGGAAGAAAGCAAATCCCTCTCTCGGCATTACAGTCGGCATTGATAAGGTGAAGGCCGCCTGTGAGTCAGCCAAGCAAAATCCTGGAGAAGAGAACTCCTTCCGACAGCTTCGTTTAAATCAATGGGTGAAGCAGGCGGTCCGCTGGATGCCGATGGAGAAATGGGATGCCTGCTCCTATGCAGTCTACCCGGATGAGCTAGAAGGCCGTGTCTGCTATGGTGGTCTGGACCTCTCTTCCACTACGGATATCACCGCCTTTGTGCTGGTATTTCCCCCCCAGGATGAGGATGACAAATACGCCATTCTCCCATACTTTTGGGTGCCTGAAGATACGCTGGAGCTGCGAGTTCGCCGTGATCACGTGCCATACGATGTCTGGGAGAGACAGGGCTTCCTGCAAACCACGGAGGGTAACGTCGTCCACTACGGCTACATCGAAAAATTCATCGAGCGCCTGGGTGAGAAATACAACATCCGAGAGATTGCCTTCGACCGCTGGGGAGCCGTCCAAATGGTACAAAACCTGGAGAGCATGGGCTTTACGGTGGTTCCCTTCGGCCAGGGCTTTAAGGATATGAGCCCTCCTACCAAGGAACTCATGAAGCTAACTCTGGAGGAACGTCTGGCGCATGGCGGTCATCCAGTGCTTCGCTGGATGATGGATAACATCTATATACGTACAGACCCGGCCGGGAATATTAAGGCCGACAAAGAAAAATCTACAGAAAAGATTGATGGTGCGATTGCCACCATCATGGGACTGGACCGCGCGATTCGCTGCGGCAATGACACCGGTGCTTCTGTCTACGATGACAGAGGCATTTTGTTTATCTGAGGAAAACGATGATCACTCTACTATTGCTTGGGCTGATTGTGCTGCGTGAAGGCATCAATCAGGGAATTGGAGGTTTTGATGAATATACTTAGTGGACTTTTTAAATCCCGCGATAAGCCGACAAACAGCCTAAATGGCTCCGGCTATCGTTTTTTCTTTGGTGGCACCACCTCTGGCAAGGCCGTCAACGAACGATCTGCCATGCAGATGACTGCTGTATATGCCTGCGTAAGAATTCTATCGGAATCCATCGCATGCTTGCCGGTACATCTTTACCAATATAAGGATTCCGGCAGCAAGGAAAAGGCCCTCTCTCATCCACTGTATAAAATCCTGCATGATGAGCCCAACCCGGAAATGACCTCCTTTGTCTTTCGCGAAACGCTGATGACACACTTGTTACTGTATGGCAATGCCTATGCACAGATTATTCGCAACGGTAAAGGTCAGGTCATTGGGCTCTATCCGCTGATGCCTAACCGCATGACCGTGGATCGTGATGAGCACGGGCACCTCTACTATCAATATCAGATGCAGGAGTCGGATGCCCAAACCATGAAAGCTGGAACGGTGACGCTCAGGCCATCCGATGTGCTTCATGTACCAGGCCTCGGCTTTGATGGACTGGTTGGTTACTCGCCGATTGCCATGGCTAAGAATGCCATCGGCCTTTCCATCGCCACAGAGGAATACGGCGCTAAGTTTTTCGCAAATGGAGCTACTCCCGGAGGCCTGCTGGAATTTCCTGGCACCGTCAAGAATCCAGATGCCATCCGCGAAAGCTGGAACAAGGGTTTCTCCGGCAACAATTCTCATAAGATTGCCATTTTAGAGGAAGGCATGCACTACACGCCAATCTCTATCAGCCCGAATGAAGCGCAGTTTCTTGAAACACGTAAATTTCAAATTGATGAAATCGCTCGAATCTTCAGAGTTCCTCCTCATATGGTAGGAGACCTGGAGAAGTCGAGCTTTTCTAATATTGAGCAGCAATCTCTGGAATATGTGAAGTACACCCTGGAGCCCTGGATTGTTCGATGGGAGCAGGCGCTAAACCGTGCCCTTCTATCAGATTCCGAGAAGGCTGCTTATTTTGTCAAGTTCAATGTAGATGGCCTGCTTCGCGGCGATTATCAAAGTCGTATGAACGGCTACGCTACAGCCCGTCAAAATGGCTGGATGTCTGCAAATGATATCCGTGAGCTTGAAAACCTGGACCGCATCCCAGCGGAGCTTGGTGGTGACTTATATCTCATCAACGGCAACATGACCAAGCTCGAAGATGCAGGAATATTTGCAGCCTCTTCTGCTGCTGGAAAGGAGAACGATTCCAATGAAGAAATTCTGGAACTGGAAAAATCAGACACAGACGAATCAAGAGACGCAGGAAACAGTGACAACAAGAACACTGTTCCTGAACGGAACCATCGCCGAGGAAAGCTGGTTTGATGACGATATCACACCGGCCCTTTTTAAGGAGGAGCTCTTAAGTGGCTCTGGCGATATTACTGTCTGGATCAATTCACCAGGTGGCGACTGCGTGGCTGCTGCCCAGATCTATAACATGCTGATGGATTATAAAGGCAACGTTACCGTCAAGATTGATGGTATTGCCGCCTCTGCTGCATCGGTTATTGCAATGGCCGGTACCAAGATAATGGTATCTCCTGTATCCATGCTAATGATTCATAACCCGGCCACGATGGCCTTCGGTGATTCAGCAGAGATGCAAAAGGCCATCGCCATGCTGGAGGAAGTCAAGGAATCCATCATCAATGCCTATGAGATTAAGACCGGTCTGAGTCGAGCAAAAATCTCTCGTCTGATGGATGCCGAAACCTGGATGAATGCCAATATGGCCATTGAGCTTGGCTTTGCAGATGAAATTATGAAGCGTGATACGCAGGATGAAGCTGTTTCTCTTCCTGCAGCCTCTGCTTCTTTCTCTCGCGCAGCTGTCACCAACTCTCTTATCGAGAAGCTGGCAGCCAAATGTCATATCCCGACAAGACCTGCTGAACCTGCTATTTCGGAGCGCTCTGTAGACAGTCTCATGGAGCGCCTAAACCTTATCAAACAACACATTTAATGGAGGTAATACTACTATGACGATTAATGAACTTCGCGAAAAGCGTAACAACGCATGGAATGCTGCTAAGGCATTTCTGGATTCTCATCGTACCGAGAAGGGTACCCTCACTGCAGAGGACGATGCAACCTATACCAGGATGGAACAGGATATCGCAGACCTTGGTAAGGAAATCGCTCGTCTGGAGCGCCAGGAGGCACTGGATGCCGAGCTTTCTAAGCCGGTAAATACTCCACTTACTTCTAAGCCTGCCTCTATCGCTTCCTCTAACACAAAGACCGGACGTGCATCCGATGCCTATAAGGCCGGAATGCTCACTGCCCTTCGTTCTAACTTCAAGCAGATTTCTAACGTGCTGCAGGAAGGTGTGGACGCAGATGGTGGTTATCTGGTGCCAGATGAGTATGACCATCGCCTGGTGGATGTCCTTACTGAGGAGAACATCCTGCGTAAGCTTGGTCACAAGATTACTACATCCGGTGAGCATAAGATCAACATCGCAGCAACTAAGCCTGCAGCTGCTTGGATCGAGGAGGGTGGCGCACTCAGCTTTGGTGATGCAACCTTCGACCAGATTTTGCTGGATGCCCATAAGCTGCATGTTGCAATCAAGGTAACTGAGGAGCTTCTTTACGACAATGCCTTTAATCTGGAGAGCTATATCATCGACATGTTCGGTAAGGCTCTTGCTAATGCTGAGGAGGATGCCTTCCTGAATGGTTCCGGTGTTGGTCAGCCTCTGGGACTTTTTGCTGCAACCGGTGGTGGAACGGCAGCTATTTCCACGGCTTCTCTTACCGCCGATGATGTGATTAAGCTTGTGTATGCATTGAAGCGTCCTTACCGTAAGAACGCAAAATTCATCATGAACGATCAGACCATCGCTTCTATCCGCCAGCTCAAGGACAACAATGGTGCCTATATGTGGCAGCCTTCTCTGGTGGCTGGTGAGCCGGATAAGCTCCTGGGCTATGATGTCTACACTTCTCCGTTCTGCCCTGCTGGAAAGATTGCCTTCGGTGATTACAGCTACTACAACATCGGAGATCGTGGTACTCGTTCCTTCAAGCAGCTCACAGAGCTCTTTGCTGGAAACGGCATGATCGGCTATGTTGCCAAGGAACGTGTGGATGGTAAGCTCATCCTTCCGGAGGCGGTACAGATTCTTACCATCACCGGTAGTGCAAAAGCTGCCAAGGCCTAAGGTAGTCTGAGTGAAAGGTGGCGTCATTTGTGATGAATGGCGCTGCCCTTCCCATATCCTTAAGAATGGAGGCGATGAGAAATGCTCATTACACTGGAAGAAATGAAGAACTATCTGCGAGTGGATTTTGATGATGACGACGCTCTCATCGAAACTCTAATCACCGCTGCAACAAGGATCTGCATGGATATTCTCCGTACAGAGAATCTTGACGAGCTGTCTGCTTGTGAGAATGCCAAGGCTGCCATTTTTTATACCACTGCATACCTGTACGAGCACCGAGAGGAGGCAGATCATCACGCACTGACGCTTACACTGCGCTCTCTGCTATTCGGTGCCAGAAAGGAGGTCTTCTGATGAACATTGAACTTTTAAATGTCCGCATCTTCATTACCAAAAATGAAGTAACTGTGGATGCCATCGGAAACCATAAAACAAGCTGGGTACCCTACTACAGCTGCTATGCAACGGTAAGTGCTGAAGCAGGCAAGGAGGATACGGATGCTGGAATGATTGTAGACAATACGAAGGTCGATTTTACTACCCGGTGGTGCAAGAAGGCTGCCGCCTTAGATTCCACGCATTATCGTGTGGAGTTTAACGATACGCTTTATGACATCACAGCCATCGACCACATGAATTACAAGAAAAAATGCATCAAACTCTCCTGTCAGAAAGTGAGGCGCTAACGATGGCAACTGATCGTGTAAGCATTGGCCAGATGGCGGATGCGATTATGGATGGGCTGGAGGAATATGCCAACCTTGCAACAGATGACCTAAAAGCATCGGTCCGCAAGGCTGGTAAAACCGTCAAGGATGAGATTGCTGCAACTGCTCCCAAGGACACCGGAAAATACGCAAAGAGCTGGGCCGTGAAAACGCAAAGGGAAACATCCAATTCTCTGGATCTTGTGGTTCATTCTAAAAACCGCTATCAGCTGGCCCACCTTCTGGAATTTGGTCATGCCAAGAGAGGTGGTGGCCGTGTCGCTGCAAGGCCCCATATCGCACCAGCGGAAGAAAAAGCGATTGATACACTGGAGCGTGAAATTGAAAAGGCCCTGAAAGGATAACACATGGAGAAGTTAATCGAAATCATGAATAAAATAGGCCTTCCCTTTGCCTATGACCACTTTGCAGAGGGAGAAAGCCCGGATCCGCCGTTTATTTGTTATCTTTCCCCGAACAGCGACAACTTCGCCGCGGACGGGAAGGTCTACTATAAGGTCAATGAGATTCATATCGAACTGTATACCGACTGTAAGGACTTGTCGGCAGAACATCGTATAGAAGCCGTGCTCGATCAGCATGGTATTTTTTATGAAAAATCCGAGACTTGGATCGAATCGGAGAAGCTTTACGAAGTCCTGTATTCATTTGAAATGGAGGTAAATTAACGATGGCTGAAAAAGCAAACAAGGTGAAATTCAATCTGAAAAATACGCACTATGCGCTCCTTACCATTGGTGAGGGTGGCACACCCACCTTTGGAACGCCGGTTCCAATGCCGGGCTCCGTATCGATCTCACTGGATGCCAATGGCGAGCCGGAAAACTTTTACGCGGATGGCGGTGTGTATTACGTGATAAATAATAACTGTGGCTACGACGGTGATCTGGAGCTTGCTCTGATTCCAGAGTCCTTCCGCACGGACGTACTGAAGGAAACATTAGATTCCAAGGGTGTGCTGATTGAAAACTCGGAGGTGGAACTTGCAGCATTTGCGCTTCTTTTTGAGTTTGATGGCGACCAGAAGCACATCCGTCATGTGTTGTATAACTGCTCCGCTTCCCGTCCCGGCATCGAAGGAAAGACGAATGAGGATTCCAAGGAGGTACAGACGGAGAAGCTTTCTCTGAAGGCGGTGCCGCTTACTAATGGTATGGTGAAAGCAAAGACCGGAAATACCACGGATGCTACCACCTATGCTGATTGGTACAAGGCGGTATATGTGCCTGTGGCAGAGAACGATGCCGCAACGCAGTCTGCAGCGAAGCCTGCAAAGTCAGTAAAGGAGTGATCGTATGGGTATGACAAAGATGATTGAGATTGACGGAAAGCAGGTGCCCTTCAAGGCATCTGCCGCCATTCCGCGTATTTACCGCATCAAGTTCCACCGGGATATCTACAAGGATCTCGATGCGCTCGGAAAGGCAGTCGGAAACGGTGATGAGGATTCCTCTCACCTCGATATGTTCTCCCTTGAGATGTTCGAGAACATCGCCTACATTATGGCAAAGCACGCAGATCCTTCCATCCCGGATAGCCCTGAGGAGTGGCTGGATGAATTCAGCACCTTCTCCATCTACCAGGTGCTTCCGAAGATTATCGAGCTGTGGGGACTGAATGTCCAGACGGATGTGGAGTCTAAAAAAAACTTCACGCAACTGACCGCCCGATGACCACACCATTGTTTCTGCTTCGTTGCGTGCAGCTCGGCATCTCCATCCGCGACCTTGATCTTCTCACAATCGGAATGGTGAACGATATGTACGCAGAAAGCAGCAATGATGAGTACAAGGGATATTCGCAGATCGCAACACAGGAAGATTTTGATGCATTTTAATAAAAAGGTTAAATTATCTGAAAACTACTGAAGTTTCGTATTTTTCGATGTAAAATAGCGGACAGAAACAGTTGGCTTCATCGAAAGGAGACCAGATATGAAGAAGCTAAAAATTGCAATGATAACACTTGCCTTAGCAGGATTGGCAAGCATGTCCGCGTATGCAGGAGCTTGGGCTAAGAACGCACAAGGGTGGTGGTACGACAATGGAAATGGCACGTGGCCAGCGAGCACATGGCAGTGGATCGATGGAAACGGGGATGGAGTAGCCGAGTGTTATTATTTCGATCAATATGGGTATTGTCTGATGAATGCTGTGGCTCCGGACGGATATACCGTTGATGCTAATGGTGCTTGGACAATAAATGGAGTAGTTCAAAGAAAAAATGTAGGTGCAGTAACTACGAACACGGTAACAAATATACAACAGAATAATGTCAAAGAAGCGGATATAAGTGAGGTGGAGCTTGTACATGAATGGGCGTGGAACCATTTCGATTCGGAGGAAACTGCTTCAGGATCAATATGGAATGATGGCTATCTCCTGGTGGACAATGGACATGCTGAATTTAAACTTGATAAAAAATACAATAAATTAAGCATGACTGCTATTGCGGGATGGATAAATTCGACATTCGCTCAAGCTGGAGATGAATACACCTTATCATTTATAGGCGATAATGATGAAATTTTAGCATCGTATAACCTTTTGGATAATATAAAGAAATCTAAAAACATTGAAGTGAATGTTAGCGGCCAGGAGTATGTGACAATTCGTTGGTCTAGCGAAAGATTAGGAAATTATTATGCTCTGATGAAGAACATCAAGTTGAAATAAAGCATTATTCTCGATGCAGATAACAGCTTCATACTGTTATCTGCATCATTGGGAGACGATGATGAAAAAAATTAGTATTACAATGATAACACTTGCCTTAGCAGGATTGGCAAGCATGTCTGCGTATGCAGGAGCTTGGGCTAAGAACGCACAAGGGTGGTGGTATGACAATGGAAATGGCACGTGGCCAGCGAGCACATGGCAGTGGATCGATGGAAATAATGATGGTATTGCAGAAAGCTATTATTTCAACCCAAGTGGTTACTGCCTTATGAATACAACGACTCCGGATGGCTATATTGTAAATGCCGATGGTGCATGGACCATAAATGGAATCGTTCAGACAAAAGCAGTTGGTATGACAACGAATACAACCGCTTTTCAGCAAGCAAACCAGTCCAATGTTTCTTATGAAGAAGTGCTGAAAGCATATCAGACTTATATGCGTAAGAAGAACACAGACAAATACAATCCGATTCGCTATTCACTTGTATACCTCGATGGAGATAACATTCCGGAGCTGATTTATTCAACTGGAAACTATCATGCAGAAGGTGTACGGATATGTACCTACCAAAACGGAAAAGTATATTCTATTACGGCAAACGGCGGAGATGTATTCGGTGGCTATGGTTCAATTACTTACTACCCTGGTACAGGCTATTTCGAGGCTGATGATGCCCATATGGGTTATGAGTGGGATGAGCTATATCTTCAGCAGGGAACAATGGCCCAAGAGGTATGTTATACAAACTATAATACTGGAGATGATCTTGGTAATGGCACCACCACAGAGTATGATGAGTTCCGCATTAAGGGTGTAAATACGACGAAAGCAAATGCGGAAAATTATAGGAATCAGTTGGTAGGTGCTTTGACTCCTTCTGTTTTCCAGTATGATAATGCGACCAAATTACAGTGATTTGCATGTGAGAGGGGCAATCAATGAAAAAAATTGGAATTGTTGCGGCAGCTGTTTCACTCGCATGTCTTACGAGCATGTCTGTGTATGCGGGTTCTTGGGCTAAGAACACGCAGGGGTGGTGGTACGACAATGGAAATGGCACGTGGCCAGCGAGCACATGGCAGTGGATCGATGGAAATAATGATGGTATTGCAGAAAGCTATTATTTCAACCCAAGTGGTTACTGCCTTACGAATACAACGACTCCGGATGGCTATATTGTAAATGCCGATGGCGCGTGGACTGTAAATGGAATTATTCAGACAAAGGCTGTAGGAGCGTCCTCTATGGGAAGCAATACGACAGCGAGCATTGCAGATGGGTATTACCGTGTATCTTTCAACCAGTCAGACATCAAACAAAACGGTGGGCAGTATACAATAACGGTTACAATATATAGCGAAAAGACATATTCAAAGGCATATGTTATGGGACTGAAGGTTGGCGATACTGTAGAAGGAATTAAAGTCAATACCATATCGCGGGATAGTGATTCTGTCTCTGTCAATGATGGTTTTGGTGAACCTTGCTGGTTCACAAAAGTTCAGGGGGCAAATGATCTTTATACTCTTTCGTATGAAGATGGGGGGTATTACGAATGGAACACATTAAATCAGGTTACGCTTCCAGTTGCTTCAAATACTGTTTTTGTGGATGAAGCAAATTATGTGGAGTTAGGGTCGAAGCAATATTCTATCACTGAACTTGCAGGTAATAATGCATTGTATTTAACTGGATTTTATCCAGACAATGCTTGCATTACGGTTCAGAATGGGGTTGTTGTAGAAATAGACCGAAATTATATGGCTTAACAATCACATCTCAACGAACTGGCCTTAAGCATCTATCAGAAATGGTAGGTGCTTTTCTTATGCCCAAATTCAGGAAAGGAGGAGCCTATGGCGGGAAGTAGAATCAAGGGTATCACTGTTGAAATCGGCGGGGATACCACAAAACTTCAGACAGCCTTAAAGGGTGTCAATTCAGAAATCAAGAATACACAGAGTCAGCTCAAGGATGTCGAAAAGCTCCTGAAACTGGATCCAGGCAACACCGAGCTGCTTGCCCAGAAGCAGAAGCTCCTTTCCAGCGCTGTCAGTGAAACAAAGGAAAAGCTCGCTACTCTCAAGACTGCTGCAGAGCAGGCAAATCAGGCGCTTGCGAATGGTGACATTTCTAAAGAACAGTATGATGCTCTTCAGAGGGAGATCATCGAAACGGAAGAAGATCTCAAAAAGCTGGAAGCTCAGGCAAATCAGTCTGCCACTGCTGTGCAGAAGATTGCTACTGCTGGTGAAAGCCTGAAGTCTGCAGGCGATAAGGTTTCCTCCGCCGGTGAAAAGCTCCTTCCTGCCTCTGCAGCAGTTACAGCTCTTGGCGTTGCTGCTGTAAAAACAGCCTCCGACTTCGATTCTTCTATGAGCCAGGTAGCCGCCGTGTCTGGTGCAACCGGAGAGGACTTCGACAAGCTCCGCGCAAAGGCTCGTGAGATGGGTGCGAAAACCAAGTTCTCAGCATCTGAAGCTGCGGATGCCATGAACTATATGGCGATGGCCGGATGGAAAACCTCCGACATGCTGGATGGTATCGAAGGCATCATGAACCTTGCTGCGGCATCTGGTGAGGACCTTGCCACCACATCAGATATCGTAACCGATGCACTGACTGCATTTGGGCTCACCGCCAAGGACTCTGGGCATTTCGCGGACATCCTTGCAGCGGCAAGCTCTAACGCAAATACGAATGTCAGTATGATGGGTGAAACCTTCAAATACTGTGCACCGATTGCAGGTGCACTTGGCTTTTCCGCAGAGGATACCGCAGAAGCCATCGGCCTTATGGCGAATGCTGGCATCAAATCTTCACAGGCCGGTACCGCTCTTCGCACCATCATGAATAATCTTACTGGCGAGGTGAAGCTCTCCGGCAAATCCATCGGGGATGTGACGATTGCAACCACCAATGCCGATGGATCGATGCGAAGTCTCACGGCAATCCTTGCAGACTGCCGGTCCGCCTTCGGGCAGCTTTCGGATTCTGAGAAAGCATCGAATGCAGAGGCACTCGTCGGTAAGAATGCCATGTCCGGCTTCCTTGCTCTTATGAACTCCGCACCTGGAGATATTTCAAAGCTCGAAGGTGCAATCAAGAACTGTGATGGCACATCTGAGAAGATGGCAGAAACCATGCAGGACAACTTAAGTGGTCAGCTTACGATTCTAAAATCGCAGCTTCAGGAGCTCGCCATTTCCTTTGCAGATCTCATGATGCCTGCAATCCGTTCTCTGGTATCGGCTTTGCAGGGCTTGGTGGACTTCCTGAATAAACTGCCGGAGCCAGTAAAGCAGATTATCCTCGTGGTAGCACTTCTGGTCGCTGCTCTTGGTCCTGTACTTATCTTTGTTGGAAAAATCATGAGTGCAGTCGGCTCTATCATGACGATGGCACCGAAGATTGCAGGTGCCGTGAATACGGTCACAGGAGCCATCAAGGGCATCGGTGCAGCGACATCCGGAATTAGCGCTGTGCTGAAGGTATTCTCCGGCATTGGTCTTGTGATCGGTGGTGCTATCACCGCTGTGAAAAACTTCATCGATATGTTCCAGAACGGATTCTCCGTAGTAAAGGATATCCTGATGGGCGTTGGCATTGCCCTTGCTGCTGTTGGAGCGGTTATTCTTGGTGCTCCGGCACTGGTTGCAGGCGTGGTGGCCGCGATTGTCTTTGCAGTGGCAAATCTTGTCATTGTGATCAAAGAACACTGGACGGAAATCGGAACCTTCCTTTCTGGCCTGTGGGAGAACATCAAAACACTTGCTGGTATGGTGTGGCAGGCAATCTCTGATACGATTGGAATCATCGTCTCAGGAATTGCAACGTTTCTTTCCGGTATTTGGACAAGCATTGCTACAACCGCTTCTTCCATCTGGGCTGCAATCAGCACGACCGTCGGTGGTATTGTACAGAACATTGTCGATACAATCACGAATATCTGGAACGGATTTGTGTCGGTTTTCGGCCCGCTGCTAGAAGCCTTCCGGTATCTGTTTGAAACCATCTTTCAGGCTATTCAAATCTTGATCGGCATGGCGATGGATGCAATCAGCACAAAAATCCAGGAGATTTGGAATGCCATCGTTGCCTTCCTGACTCCGCTTCTCACTGCATTGCAGAGCTTTTTCCAGACAATCTGGACGGCCATTCAGACTGTGGTAACTACGGTGTTGACCACGATCCAGTCCATCTTTACGACGGTCTGGAATGCCATCAAATCGGTAGTAACGTCTGTGCTAAATGCCATCAAGGGTGTGGTGACAAGTATCTGGAACAGCATCAGCGGCTATATCTCTGGTGTGATGAATACCATTAAGAACACGGTTTCTTCCATCTGGAATAGCGTAAAGTCGGCTGTCGGCAGCATCATTGGTCAGATTTATAACGTGATCCATTCTGGATTTGAACGTGCCGTCAGCTACGTTAAAGGTCTTGCTTCTCAGGCATTCAGCTGGGGACGCGACCTCATCATGGGTATCGTGAATGGTATCAAGTCGGCTGTTGGCGCAGTTACCGATGCGGTAAATGGTGTAGCAAACAAGATTCGTTCCGTACTGCACTTCTCCGTACCGGACGAAGGACCACTCACGGATTATGAATCCTGGATGCCAGACTTCATGGCTGGCCTTGCAAAAGGCATCGAGCAGAGCAAGAGTCTTGTGGCAAAGGCCATGAATGGTGTTGCAACCAGCATGGTGATCAACCCGCAGATTGGAAAAATGGAAACTGCCACAGCCACTACATCTGCCGGAACAGCTGATACCCTCACTGGTATCACTGCTGCAATCCGTGAAGGTCTCGCTGGTGTAACTGGTCAGTCAGGAGACATCGTAATTCCGGTATACCTTGGCGGCACGATGTTAGATGAAGTCATTGTCAATGCCCAGCAGGGGGCAAATCTCAGAAGCGGAGGTCGGTAACGATGGCATTTATACAATATTTGAATTTCAATGGTACTGCCCTCCCACTTCCGGATTCCTATGACCTCGATCTTTCTGATGTAGAGGCGGATTCCAGTGGTGAAACTGAAGCAGGTACTACGCAGCGGGATGTCGTAAGGTCGGGTGTCGTAAAGATATCCGTCTCTTTCTCTGTATCCCCGAAATGGCTGAAACAGCTGACAGCCTATTCCAAGCAGCCAAAGCTGACGGTTCAGTATTTTGATACCGAAGATTTATCACAGAAAGAAGCAGAAATGTATATCAGCGGGTTTAAGGCGAAGCTCAAAAAAGACACCTCCTATAAGGGACTGTGGACAGTGAGCTTTACCCTGAACGAATTTTAATGGAGGTGGTGCTGTGTATCCAGTATCGAATGCCTTTATGCAGGCAATCAAAAGTAACACAAGAAAATATTACTGGACCGGCACGATCACCACCAGTGATAAGAAAACCTATGAATTTGAAAATGAGGATATCGTAAAAGGCAGCGGATATATTTCGAGGCAGTGCTGCGGAAACTCTGAAATTGAGCTTGGCTCAGTGTATGCCGCAGAGCTTGGCATCAGCCTGTTCTGTGATATCGACCGATACACCCTGGACGGCGCAGAAATCAAGCTCTGGTTCCATCTGCTGCTTGACGATGGCAGTACAGAGAGCATTCCGATGGGTGTGTTCTATGTGGCCGAAGCCAATCGCCGTATCAAAACACTGGAGCTGAAAGCCTATGATGGAATGCTGAACCTGGATAAATCTTTCAACAAGGGCCTTTCCAGTGCAGCTCCCTATGAATTTCTTTCTCTGTTATCGAAGGCCTGTCATGTGGAGCTTGCGCAGACAAAGGAAGAAATCGAGGCTTTGCCAAATGGCACGGAGCTGCTTGGTATCTATCAGGATAATGACATCGAATCGTGGCGTGATTTTCTCTATTACCTTGCCCAGACGCTTAGCTGCTTTGCAATCATTGATCGTTATGGAAAGCTCTGTCTGACCTCTTACGGGAGCACGCCAGTCATGGCCATTGATATTCGTCATCGGTTCAGCAGCAGCTTTTCCGATTTTGTTACTCGCTACACAGCGGTCAGCTCCACCAACAAAAAGACGGAAACGGCAGAATACTATGCGAAGGATCCGGATGATGGGCTGACTATGAATCTTGGTGTAAATCCGCTTCTGCAGTTTGGCTTGGAAGAAACCAGAAAGCGGATTATAAATGCCATACTGGATGTGGTTTCTTCGGTAGAGTATGTACCCTTTGATTCAGAAACCATCGGCAATCCTGCACTGGACCTAGGAGATGTGCTCCGCTTTACCGGCGGCCATGCAGATGAAACCAAACAGTCTGCAATCACTTCTATCTACACAAAAATCAATGGAAAGCAAACTGTGAAATGCGTCGGCAAAAATCCAAGGCTTGCTGCAGCAAAAAGTAAGAACGACAAAAACATCAGTGGCCTGATCAGCTCCATTGGTGAAACAAAGCTCAGCATCTACACCTTCACCAATGCCTTGGCACTGGATGCCGGAGAAGAAAAGCTGTCCATCATCAACATGGAGTTTGCATCTGGTGACGAGACTAATGCTGAATTTCATGCCCAGGCGATCATGGAAGTGGAAAGCAATCCTGATACGAGAACACTTACTGCAGAAACGACCATTGACCTTGGAACAACCACAGATGACGAGGGGAACGAAGTTGAAAACAAGAAAGTGATTTCCTTTCCACTCTCCTGGAACGAGGACGGGAAAACTGCACTCTCCGTTTTCTATGTGCTGGATGGTCATGAGGTTGAGGAATTCCACCCGAAGGAATCGTGGCTCAGCGGCAAGCATATCCTGACGCTCTATTACCCGATCATCGGCCTTACGGCAAATCAGCTCCATACCTTCGAGGTGCTGATCTCCATGAAAAATGGAACCGGGCATATCGAGGCACAAAATATCATGGCGACCATCGCCGGCCAGGGACTTGGTGTGCAGGAGCGCTGGGACGGCCGGATCACGGCAGACGATACCCTGAAGAAGATTCTTCTTTCCGCTATGCCAACGCATACGCTGCGTGACGCTGTTACGGTACATTTCCTTGCTCCGAAAAAGACAGGATTAAATGACCACGTGACATCTATCTCCTTAACCGGAATGCCGATGCGGTCCGTGAAGGATTCGCTTCGACTCTTTGCACCGATTGTACATGATGTGGTAGAAACCGCGGATAAAAAGAAGATGCATTACCAGAAAGAATATGTCCTTGATGATGAGGTATTCAAGCTGCGTAAGGACTACGTCCTCTCTGGAAATAGCAATGTTCGCCTTGATCGTGGTCGGATGCTGAAGCTTGTGATTCCGACTGGAAACTTTGATAGTCTGACTGACCTTGCAATTCTACCTTTTGATACGCTTCCCTTTATCAATATGAAGATTTTGTTTGCTGCTGACCTCCCGCTGAATAGCTTTACTGAGCTTACCGATGGTGCCGTAAAGCTGAAGAAATCTTTCAGCACACGTATTTCTGGTCAGGACCAGGAGATCGACCGGGGACGGCTTGCCGCATTTTCACTTGGGCTTCAGAACATGACCGAAATAACAGAACTGGAGGTAAGCAATGTTTGATTATGGAACTATCGAGGATCTTTTAAAGAGCACAGAGCACATGGAGATCCTTCGAAATAATTCTCTGCAGGATGATGGCACCGATACCGTGAAAGGCGTTGACTGGTTTCAGTACAAAGGAAAAATAGCCTCTACCCTTTATGTCAGTGGCAACTCTTTGCCACAAAGTCAAGTGGTGAATTCCCAAAAGGCAAGCGGCATAAAAGAAATCCATCTTTTATATCGCTTGCCTTCTTGTTTTGTTTTGATATTATTTACGGTATTACCTTTAATTTGGGACAAAAAAAAGCAGGAAACCTTTTCAGATTTCCCGCTTAGTAAAACTGTGAAGTTCTTTTAATTTAGAACGCTTGTCATACATCCTTAAATAATTCTATCTTTTATGAAATTCAATTATTCTGGACTACCTTATTCTGTTGACGGCATATGAATACCCAGAAAAACCACGCCAAAAGGACTTTCTCTATGACAAATTTCCAGTGGTTCACCATTCATAGCCATCTCATATACTTTTTCAGTAACTACAAGGTCTGTTTCTTCCCCGTTATCCATCACAATAGTCAATTTGTAATCATCATCATCTACATCTGGATCTTCTGCATGGCTATCCACAATAATAGCTGGATAATGTTGGGCTGGTCCAATAAGAGCTGCATTTACACAGTAATGAAGTCCACAAGCAATGGACAGTCCAACCACTCCCATGTACAACCCTGCGGCTACCCGATTCCGCTTCGGTGAACGAAGAACTTGCAGCACAATCAACACTATGGTGATGGAAAGTATCCGAATTAGCCATCCCCAGTTGCCATCTTCCTCCCGAAGCACCAAATCGCCCCAAATGTCACTAACTTGCCAGAAATAAGTATATCCTATTAACAAACAAATAATCAGCGGGACATGGATGTGCATGGCTCTCCACTCTGGGGTGGCGTTCTGAGGCTTGTCTCCAAAGGAGAGTACTGGAGCAAACACCAAACAAAATAAAAGAAATGGAATAGGAGCAAATGCACCAATTTTCATAACAGTAGTAAACTTTGCGTCAGCGAAAAGATATAGTGGAATAGGAATAAGAACGCCAACGGCAAACAATACAATAACAACCCACAATCCAATCCGGATACTTTTGATATGGTCATGCCAGTGGGTGTGGTACTCCTCCCGCCATTGGACGGTGTTCTCTTGCTGTTCCTCTTGTCTGGTTTGTTTTTCCATCGTAGGAGTCAATGTCGCAGCAAGATTGGTACTTTCGAGCCACTCTGCAAACCGTGGAATTCCCAACATATTGGTTTCGATAGAGGCTAATTTTTTTCCCTCACTGTTCAGTAAATGGATGGAGCGGTTGGCCGTCAGCCGTACCGAAGCCACCTGTCCCGGTGCAAATTTTCGTTTCCTGCCCCAACTGCTAATATACAAAATAGAGTTATCCTGGAACACAAACAAAGACCGGTTGCGTCCAGCCAAAAGCATCCATATGCCCAGCAGGAAGAGTAACACACCGGGAATGGCTACAAAGGCGGTGACATCTGGTGCAAAGGGTGGCGTCCCAGCCACGATGACACCCATGATGGTCAGAACAAATCCAAGCACCCAGACAATTACGCCAAGAACCGTGACTACCATCCGCTCTCGCACGATTACCACCGGCTGCTGGGTTTCTTCCCGTTCAGCGTGGCGGCACAGCAGCAGCGCCAAACCGAATCCAAGCAGGTACAGAAGCATCCCCACACCAGTCCACACGCCCACCATGTCCAGAGGCTCATTCCCGTCCGAAACAAAAATCAGCGGCAGCAGAATCAGAGAAAAAGCAATCGTAAAGCTACCACAAATAATGCAAGGCAGCTTACTGCCCTGCACAGGCAGGTCATGGGGCGGTTCCAGAGGCTTTTGAGTAGCATATTCCCTCTGAACGACCTCTAACTCCGGCGGTTGTTCCAGCACATGGGCGCAGTGAGGACATTGGGATACATACTCCATCTCACAACTATGACCTTTCCCGCCCATTGGCAAGGACTGACCGCAGGCAGGGCAGAACCAGCAGCGTTGGAAGATCTTTTTTTGCATTTGTTTTAGTATCAGGAGCGACGCTGCCGGAAGAAGGAAAATCAGCAGGAATAGCCAAGGGCTGTTCGCAGTGATTAGACCAATCATCAAAATAGTAAAGCATATAGCCATTCCCATCAGAAAGCGGCTTCCCATCTTGGCGGCCTGCCTTGTTGCAAAAATGTAGGTTTCGTTTCCCTGCTTCATACCTGCGTGCTGAATATCCAGTAAAAATGCCTCAATCAGTTCATACAGATCGTCCGTATCGTTTACATCTTCACTAGTAAATTGGTCGTACAGTTTTTCATTTACATACAGCTTTACGCCAGATCGGTTTACCTCAATCTTGCAGTAGAGCCGATTCAGAGTCAGACTGTCTCCTGAAAGTTCCAACTGATACTGAGGATATTGCGCTTTTAGACGCTCATACAATTTTTTAAGTTCGTTTTCTTGATACATAGGTAATCTCCTTCAAGTAAGGGGTTAAGATTTTAATCAGCATTTCTGCTGTTAATGTTTCTGGTTATATATAAGTTTTCATTTTGTTCAGGAAGATGTCCAGATTTTCTTCCTGTGTAGTAAATCCATAGACTTTTTTAGATATTCGGAACTTTATCATATCTCCATCTGTTAAATAGATTTTGAGAATATATTGAAGCGGAAACAGACTTTTTCGCACTTTTGTTTTCTGGATATTGCTGAAAGGGATACGGCTGCTTCCCTTTAATTTTTTCGAATCACCTTGAAGTAGGGATACCAATAGCGCACTTTCGCTCAATCCTAAATATCCAAATGTGTAATTTCGTTTTTTTTGCAATAGTGTGCCGTAAATCGGTGCTTTTAAGGTCTCGCCTATTTCCAGCAATATGGAAAGTGCAGGAACCATCTGTTCATAAAATGTCATTTCAGTACCTCCGTTAATAAGAAAAAGACAGATACCAATAAGAAAAAGTAATTGTCAAATTGCCATATCTATATGCGAACATTATAGCATCTGTAGGGGGAGTCGTCATCATTTTTCTACTGTCTGACTAAGAATTTAATGGTAAAAAAATTGTGAATATATCTATCGCAATTTTACAAAAAGAAAAGCCTCATCCCTCGCTGATTGAGAGATGAGGCGAAATGATTATGCTGTAATCTCCGGGATTTCTCCGACAAAGTTATAGACGATTCTGACTTCCTGCACCTTCTGTCCGTCAATCTTCTTGACTTCGCCCACCAAAATTTTGCTGATGAGCCGGTTCAGCACCGCTTCATCCAGTTCTTCAATGGCTGCATAACGCCGGATTTCTTTGATAAAGGTGCGGACTTCATTTTCCTGTTCGTCAGAGTGGCGCATCATCAACAGCAGGTCTCGCAGGCGCTTCTGGTTAGCTTCCTGCTCCTGCTCCAGTGTTGCTGTCAGCTTCATAAAACGCTGCTCAGTCAAGATTCCTTTTGCCTTATCGGTATATAGGCTCAGAAACATCTCATCAATTTCACAATTCCTGCTTTCCAGTCGTTGACATTCCTTCTGTGTCTGGGAAGCGTCCAGAAGATACCGGCGCTCCATCCGGCTGCTCAGCCGCTGATAAAAAGCATCGGCATCTTTGAGCGCAGTCTTTGCCAGCTCCTGAATATCTTTCAGTACAAGATTGTATAAATCTCTGGCTTCGATCTTGTGGCTGGTACAGGCGTTCTTGCCCAGCCTGTTATAGGTCTGGCAGATATAATACGCCTTATCAATCGGTTCCCGCTGTTCGCCGGTAAAACGGTTCTTTCCGGTTCTGCCAACCTTTTCATACCGCACCTGCATGGACTTTCCGCAAGTCGCACAATAAATGATACCGTGGAACAGGTTATAAAAGGGGCAGGAGTTGCCCTTCATAATGGTTGGTCTGCGGTCAATGATTTCCTGTACCTGCTCCCATTCTTCCGGGGAGATGATTGCTTCATGGCAATCCTCGATAATTTCCCAGTCCTCACGAGGGATAATGTCATAGGTGTTGGAGCGAATCCCTTTCTGATGTGTCCGGCAGACCAGATGTGCGCCCTTATAAAAGGGATTCCGCAGAATATGGCTGATTCTTGCACTTCCCCATGAATAGTAATTTACATCACATTCTGTGTTGCTTTTTACTCTGGTGATCGGGACTTTATCATCCATGAGCTGCTTTGCAATCCGCATGCATCCCCAGCCATCCAGCGCCATATCATAGATTTTTCGGATTACCGGTGCTGTCTCAGGGTCACGGATCAAATGCCCCTTATCCTCCGGGTCACGCATCAAACCGAGGGGCGGCTGCCCACCACAAAACTTCCCCTGCCGGGAACGGGTCATACGCCCTGCCAGCACCTTTTTGGAAATATCCCGGCTGTACAATCGTTCAGGATATTCTTAAACGGCGTAATGTCCATTTCCTGACGGGTCAGGCTGTCCACTCCGTCTGTAATGGCGATATAGCGTACATTGTGTTTTGGGAAAAAGATTTCGATATAGCTGCCAGCTTCGATATAATTCCTGCCCAGTCTGGACAGGTCTTTGGTGATAACGCAGCCGATCTTTCCCGCCTCAATATCGGCAATCATGCGCTGAAAAGAAGGGCGGTTGAAATTGCGGCCTGTATAACCGTCATCCACATAATACTCATACTGGAACATTCCGTTTTTTTCGGCAAAGTCCCGGAGCATAAGTTTCTGGTTGCTGATGCTCATGCTCTCATTATCGCCGCCATCCTCCAGAGAGATACGGCAATAAAGGGCTGTGATTTTCTGATTCACTTGTTTTTTCCTGCTCATAGTGTTCTCCTTCTATGAACAGGGACACGATACCATTATAATACCATGCCCCTGTCCATGATTCAACTGCTTTACGCCGCTTTTCGTGCCATTTCCTGATGCTCTAACCATTCCTCGAAGTGTTCGCAGGTCTGACGCTCGATCAGCTGCTCAAAGGCTTCCCGCATGGTTTTGTCCCCAGAAAACTCACGAACCACTACAAACTGGACTTTTTTATTCTGCTTCTTGTTTTTCTCCATAGGCTACCTCCATAGAATAGGGGATCAGACGGTAGCTGTGGCAACGAAGTTCGGCAACGGACATCAAAAAACCTGTAAACTATCGTCTGACCCTGATTTCTTACTTTTCAAATTTTCTTGTAAAATCTCGTTGCTTTCGTTGCCGGAAACATAGATAGATAATAAAAATCCTTTATTTACGGGCTTTTTCCATATCAAAACCATAAATTTATCAGCAACGAACCCGGCAACCAACTGGCAACTATCCCGGCAACAGACCGTCCTTGTCAGGCGATCCACTCCTGCGGAAGTTCCAGCTGACGGCATTCTTCTTCACTCAGTTCTACAAATCCACCTTCGTTGCTGGGTAGTTCGTTGCCGGAAGTGTCCCGTTCCCAGCCCTTTTGTCTGCCATATCCGGCAAACATCCGGGGATTGGAAAAAGGCTTCCAACCGGTCACGACCGTGTTCATGATCTCATTGATATTGTGGAGCTGCCACCGCTTCGGCTCATCAAAGGTATGTCCCAGCGCCTCCTTGAACAGCTGTTTTGAGCAGACCATGTTTCCGGTGTAGTGTTCCAGAAATCCCTGTATCTGTCCAGCTTCGGTGTCCTCCGGCATGAAGTCTTTCTGCACCTCCACCAGTTGACGCTGGATGGACTTGCTGAATTTCATGGAATACTTGCCGCTGTGGTAAATGCTCATAGCTTCTGCCCATACCTGCAACAGATACGCTCTGGAAGCGTCCTCGTCCTCCAAAATGTGAACCTCTGCCTTCTCCGGGTAAATCATGATTGGGAGAAAGCGCCGGTTCCCGGCTCGATCCAGCGGCAGAAAGTCCAGGGTATTCGAGGAACCACCGAACACGCACTGCCGAAGCCGGTCTTTAGGCTGAGATTCATAAGGTGTCCGGTAGGTTTCCTTCTGTCGGCTAATAAAGGAACGGATTTCTTCAATGCTCTTTGCGCTGCTGGTGGCAAGCATCTCTGACATCTCAATGATCCAGTGACCTTGTAGCTTTTGGAATACCCGGTCGTCATCCAACTTCTTCAGGTCATCAGAGAACCATTCGTCCCGGATCGCCAGCAGTCGGAAGAATGTGGACTTCCCGGCACCCTGACCGCCCACCAAACAAAGCATTTCCTCATATTTGGAACCGGGACGGAATACCCGGCGTATAGCACCCAGCAGGAAATGTTTCAGCATTTCTTCCACATAGTCACTTTCATCAGCACCAAGAAAATGGTGCAGACAGGATCGGATGCGTGGTGTACCGTCCCAGACAAGACTGTTCAGCACATCCTGAATTGGATGGTAACAATTTTCGTTTGCTACGATAGAAAGGGCAGCCGTGATCTTTTTCTCACTGGTCAGCTCATAGTTTCTCTCAAAATAGAGGAGAAGATATTTCACATCAGTATCCGTCAGAGCGCTGGTATTCCTGCGCCACCCCAAGTCCTGTACAATGTCTACCCGGTCAGTCAGGAGATTAAGCCGGATGGCATCCCGTAGGAGTGGATCGCAGCAGAACACAATCCGGCAGTTGTCAATGGTGTTGGCTGTTTTTCCCTTGTCGGTAACAGAAAGGCTCTGCCGCACCTCATCAACGCTCGGTTCCGGCGCTATGGCTTCGGCTGCGCTCATCACAGCCTGCTGGGTGGCTGGCGATAAACTCTGATATTCGCTGTTCAATTTTCCTCACCTCTTTTCCATACTCAGCAACTACAAAAGCTCGTTCTTCTATGCTGTCAGACAGAAGAAGATCCAACAGATATTCGATATATGGCTGCCTGTGCAGAGCCTCCACAAACAAAGGATTCCAGTCATCCTCCGGTTGTTTGGGCGCATATTCTTCTTTCCATCGTTCCAGCAAACGCAGGTAGTCGCACAGCACCCGAAAGCATTTCTGCTCTGCCTGCCGGTATCGCATTTCCTCGCTGATTTTTCTTTTGATTACTCTCTTTTGTGGCGGATCGTGGCCTTTGCGGTCAAAGCTGATTGAGAAGTCCTCTGCCAGCTTTAAGGCAGCTTCTTTACTGCTTAGTCCAAAAAGACGGGAAGTGAAATCAATCACATCTCCATCTGCCTGACAGGCAAAACAATGGAACCGTCTGTCCACCTTCATGCTGGGATGCCTGTCATCGTGAAACGGGCAACAAGCCATCCCGTTGCGTCCTACTGAAATTCCATAAACCAAAGCAGCCTGCCTTGTGGTAACAGACTGTTTTACTGCTTCAAATACATTCGTTTCTTCCACCTCCAAACAATGCAAAAGGCATCCGGTTTCCATAGAAAATCAGATGCCTCACAATTCCATATCCTGTTTTCTTGTTGGAGCAATCCGTCCTTCACGCTCCCAGCGCTCCCGGTTCTCCCGATCAGCGTCCAGTTTGCCTTGTGCCAGCTTCTCCTTAATGGATTTTCTGGCTTTATTTTTGATCTGCTCTTTGCCAGCCTGTTTGACCTCCGGTTTTAACAGCACCGCCTGTACCTTTTTGAGAACTTTTTCAGCAGACTGCTGTAATTTTTCTCGCACCCTACTCAGCAGAGTGTTCGCTATCTTCACAACTTCTGGCGAATTTTTGGCATTGGGCGATACCACGCTCTTTCGATATTTCTCAATTACTTCCATATCTTCAAGCTGGGTTTGTTCCCGAACCTTGTCGGTCACAACCTCCACCGCCTTGTCATAGGCTGCACCGGAAACATCTTCCAGTAAGGTTTCTACATCCTCAATTTTTAGCGTCAGTTCCTCCAGCTTTTGCTCCTGTGTCGCCAGCTGCTCCTTCTGCTTCATCAGGATATAATCCTGCTTTTCCAAATAGTCACGCCCACCATAAGACGGCTCCTGTTCCAGATGCAGCCCATGCCGTTTGGCAATGTCAAATAAGATTGTCCGACAGACTGCATCAAAAGTCTGTTTCCGGTTATTGTGCTTTCCTTTTGGCTGTTCCGGTTTAGGGAGAGGGATACCCAGTTCCTCCAACGCCTTTTCCTGCTGGGGGCACAGCTCTCCATACCGATTTTCACAGTCAAATACATGGCGCTCATGGATGTGCGGAGTCCCTTCATCCAGATGGAGCGCCCAGTCTAAAATGTGGATATGAGAACCGAAACGGTTTTCAAATTCCTCATAAAATTCACTGACAATGAGCGCTAAAGTCTCCGGCGGAACGGATTCTTCCATAGTGCCGATCTGGTAGATGCTTTCTTCTGGACAGGTCTTGTTATTTTTCAAAAGATCATCCACAGTGCGATTGCGCTCAATGTGCCGGGTTTTCTCGTTCCGGGCGTTCTGAGCATTGACATGGTCGGCATAATGCTCGTAGTAATACATCCGTTCAATTTCCTCAAAGCTGAAATCCGGCTGCTCTGGGTTTTCCCGAAAGTCGTGGGTGGTAAAGCCCCGGTAACAGTCCCAGTACACATTTTGTCTGGCACGCTCAGCGTCAATGTGTTCGCTATTTTCTACATCGAACCGACGGTCATTGTGCCGGGGATTGTAAGTGCCATGCTTCCCAGATCGTCCATTGTGTCTTGTTAATTTCAAACATTTTTCCTCCTTCCTGCAAAGATGTTCTGGGCTGGGGAGGGCGGCAAAGCCGCCAGACCTGCGAAGTTTTGCGTCAGGTAATACCCAGTACAAGTTGACGCAGGCATCAACTTTCCCTGGGCAAGGCGTTTCACCCTTGACCCGATGAGGCTGGCTGCCCTCAACCCGCCAATGGGCGTTGCCCCTTGACCCCAGCAGTGCGCTGCCGCCCCTGCACCCCGGCACAAAGGGCTGGCTGCCCTCTGTACTCCCGCACCGGCGAAGCTGGCCTTCACCGCAGAAGCGGTTTTTGCCAGTTTCACCGGCTCCGTATCCGTACATTTACGCCCATAGGCGAGAAGTGGATACAGAATACGCCTGCGGAAATTGCCAATCAAAACAGCGGGTGCAGACCCGATATTTTTTCGTAAATCGCCCTCATTTTAAGCGATTTTTTCTTCTGTCTGTATGACCTGAAAGCCATGCTCTTTTGCGTACTCCCTTGCAGCTGCCAGCCGTTCTTCGCTGTACGGCGGCACCAGCCGGATCGAAAGTCGGGACTTGTCCAGTACATAGGTCACGCTACCTTCCGGCGTACTGCGTTCCAAGCGGCACAGCAGAGGGTACTTCCGGCTGAAATCCTCCAGTCTGCGTTTCAAGCTGGCATTGAAGGTGTAGATACTGGCAATCGTCTCGCCCTCATTCCAGTTGATGATGGTTTCTTTTTCATATTTAGACAGCTTCCTCATACAGTTCCTCCTCATAATCAGTGTTTGCTTTCAGCGCACGCAGACTGCGTCTAATCCGGCGGTATTCGTCCATCTCCATACGCAGATGATGGTAAAAGGCTTCGTACCACCTTTCCTCTGTCTCTGTCTCAATTTTACGAGCAAGATGAAGCATCTGGCTTTTCGCCTCCGGGTCAACAGTCAATGCTGTCAGCCATTTCAGCCTTGTCACTGTGTTGTGATGGCTGGGGCAGGCGTAAGCGTAAAGTATTTTCTTTTCCTTCATATTCAGTTTCATAATGATCTACCTCCATTCATTTGATGCGGTATGTCCCGCATCGTTTATTTTTCTGTCTGCCGGTCTGTCTGCAAAATATTCCTGCCCGGATTCTCTCCCAGCGTATTGTCCTCTTTGGTGCGCTCTTATCGTGGCGTCACTTCCCCGGAGGTCATCCCCCTTGCAGTCGGTCATTCATTTTTCAAGGTTCTATGTCTCCTGACAAGAACCAGTTTACCGAAAAAAGAGGGCTTCTCCCGTATGTCCAAGACGCAGGAAAATCACACGAAAACCGCATATTTCCACGCTCTCGGAAATGTGCTATAATGGAAAACAAAACCGTTGGCAAGGAGGTGCTTTGATGTACACAAAACTGTCGATCCCGGAACGGCTCAAAGACCTGCGGGTGGTGGATAAGCACCTGACGCTGGAACAGCTGGCAGAACAGACCGGCCTGTCTAAGTCGGCACTGGGAAAATATGAGAGCGATGACTACAAAGACATCAGCCCATTTGCGATTGCGACACTGGCAAAGTTTTACGGTGTGTCCACTGATTATCTGATGGGTGTGTCAGAAAATAAAAATCACCCAAACACGGAGCTTCAAGCTCTGCATCTGAGTGACGCTATGGTGGAACTTTTGAGCAGCGGAAAGATCAACAACCGCCTGCTTTGTGAACTGGCGACTCATCCAAATTTTTTGCGGCTGATGGTTGATATGGAAATCTTTATTGACCAGATCGCTGATATGCGAGTGAACCAGATGAATCTGATTCTGGAAGCTACCCGGCAGACCATTCTGAAAGAACACGCACCGGGAGAAAATGATCTGTATATGCGGACGCTGGAATTGGGTCAGGTACAGGAGAACGATTTTTACAGCCATATCCTTCATGATGATCTGGACAGCATTGTCCGGGATATACGGGAAGCCCATTTGAAAGACAAGACCACAGCCGACCCACAGCCAACACTGGATGAGGTCAAAGAGAATTTTGAACAGGCCATACAGATGGGAACCGACACAGAAGCTATGATCCATGAGTTCTGTGATAAAATGCAGATTCCTTTTGAAAACATTTCATCCGAGGACTTTTCGGCTTTTCTGCGGATACTGAGCCTGTCCAAACTGCTTAAAAACCCAAACAATATGCGGGGAAAAGCCAAGTCACAGCCGTATTATATGCCAAAAAAGAAAAAGCGCAGGTAGCAAAAAGGCCATCCACTATAAAAGTGAATGGCCTCAGTTTTTCCACCTTCTCAGACGAAAATCATCTCAGACCGAATGACTTCCTCTGCCCGGTGGCGTATGCTGTTCATGTGACCGACCCATGCAAGCTGGTCTTTTGCTTTCAATTCCTCCGTGACTCCCTCTGTTTCTTTTATCTGGGCAATGATACAATCCAGACGGTTCTGTGCCTGCTCATCCAGATCGGCAAGATATGTCCACAGCTTTCCAGACAGAAGCAATTCATTGTACCGGTCGGGACAATACTCTTGCAGATATTCCCTGTGCATCCGTCCCCACCGTCCGATTGGGCGGCTTTCCTCCGGCAGCTGTAAGTCTGGAATATAGTAGTCTCCGACCAGAACATAGTCCAGACCGTTACTGTCATCATGGATATGCTTTTTCAATTTCTCCATAGCGACCTCCTGTTTTCGTTTTATCCGAATCCAGTTGATCGTGTCCCTGTTCATCTGTTATTCAAGGCAACTGAACTCGTCACCATGAATTATGGCACATCCTGGATTGGCTTTGGTGAGAATACCGAGCAGCTGAAAATCGTCCGCAGGGATACCGATCTTATGACACTTCGAAGAGAGGAAGGCACGATCTGGGGAACCTACAAGTTCCTTCGTATCCGCTGGGAAGGCTACTCTGTGCACGGCAATCGAAACGAAGCAACTCAGATGGTATGGGATGCAATTCTATTCGATACCGGAGAAATCTGCGTCTCCTTTGACGCGATTCCAACCAATAGTAGTTACCTGGCAGATTCCAGTCTGGTTGCCGGGAATGGCACGATTTCCTTTACAGCCCTTACTGGAAAGATCATCTCTTTTAAACCAAAGGACGAATCCGGGAATGGCTTTGAATATGTGGATCATGCGCCTGTTTTTCTTGATCCATATAACCGAAGATATCTCATCTCAGATGCAGATAGCACTCTGTATACCGTGGAAGAGAATGCGCTTGTGAAACTTAAGGAAATAGAACTTACAGCAGCGCTTTTTGAAGCACGTGGTGTACAGGATATCCCGGATGGAAAGCTTCTCATCACGCTGCATGATCCGACCATCCTTTATTGGCATGATTCCGAGAATCTATTCCCAGACATGAAGGTAAGCTACACAGGAGTGCCAATTCCACAGGTGCTTTATTCCGAAAGCATCGATATGTCAGATTCCACAATTCTTGGCATTGAAAAGGTAACTGCTGACTGCTCGGACGAGGTGCTGTTTGCTGTCTCATTTGATGACGGAGCAAGCTGGTGGAGCTGCATCAATGCAGTGTGGGCAAAGCTGTCCGAGGAGAAATCCGGAATGTCGAAGGCTGCTCTCGAAGCCATCAGTGTGGATTCCTGGGCGGAGAAAGCAACTACCGGACAGCTAAAATATCGATTTATCGTCAGCGGCGCAGACGGATATCTAAAGTCCATCACAACCGACTATCTGAATACGGAGGAATAATGATGCTGAAAGGAAAAACAGTAATTGAACTTACAGATGTCCATACCGGCAAAAAGGAGCACTACGAAGACACAAACCTGGTGACGGAAGCCGCGATGGATGTTCTGAACTGCAACATTAAAGGAATGCTTTATAACAGCACCACATTTAATGGCTCCACTGGAGATGATTGGATGCTGCCGCTTAAGAAAAATATCATGGGCGGCATCCTTTTATATCAGAATGCACTTGAGGAGCGTGCAGACAATATCTATGCTCCACTGAATAATCCGCTGATCGGCTATGCCTCGGATGATGCCAATAACACAGAGGATATCCGGCGAGGCAGTCGGAACCTCACCGAGAGCAAGGAAGTGGATGGCGGTTACCGTTTTGTCTGGGATTTTGCAACTTCTCAGGCAAATGGAACGATTTCTGCTATCTGCCTATCCAACACTCTGGCCGGAAAAGGAACGCAATATGCCGGTAACTACATGGTCAGAATTGGTACCTGGTCAGCAAATGTTCAGGATAAATATAAGCCTTACTGCATGCGTGGGAACAAGCGCGTTTATATCGGTGAAGGTTATCGCCTGGAAATGACCACTTACAATAACTCTACGCAGGCCACGCTTCGAAAGATTCATGATGATTATCTTCATGCAGCGCTCGTTGATCGACCGCTGACAAGAATGACCACGGAGGCAGATGAGGAAACCACAATCGAGCTGAACCATTACCCTTCCTACTACCACTATATTGGAGGACAGAAGGATGGAACGGAGGAACCATATAACGATAATTCTGGAATCTGGAATTATCTGTATCATGGTGCTGACGGAAAATGGTATGGATTAGTTCGACGAGCAAACCGAAAGTACAATTATACCAGCGGCAACAAGGACTACTACACTCACCAGAATTACGAGTGGTATATGGACTGTATTGACGGCAATAAATGCACTACACAAAAAATCGTAGCGCCAAGCGACATCAGTGAATTCTACAGCTTGGGTATGAGCGGAAAATGGCTCATGTGCTATACCGGCAATCAGGTGTATCGCATTGATACCACCAATGTGGCAAACATTGAGCTGGTGCCGAATATCACCTATGTTTCGTCAACCGTGTGGACCTATATTGTGGATGATGACATCGTAATCAACGGCTGGTATTTTCTGAACGGCGAGCCAAAGCTCTATGTACGAGATACACCGGATGCGAGCTATGCATCCTGGGGACGAAACCAGATGACTCGATATAAGACCTACGCGCTTCGTGAATGGATATTTCAATCGAATGTCTACAATCTGTACCGGGAGCTGTTCTTGATTACTCCCTACCTTGCCACCATCAATAACCTGGGCACTCCGGTCATCAAGACCGCAGATAAGACTATGAAAATCACATACACCATAACAGAGGAATAACTCTGTATCATTTCGGAATCAAGCATCTCATCATGAGATGCTTTTTTCATACTCAAAATTCAAAGGAGGAACAACATCATGAAAGAATTCTGGAACACGATTCAATTTGTATTTGCAGGTATCGGCGGATGGCTTGGCTACTTCCTCGGCGGCTGTGACGGTCTGCTTTACGCACTGCTTGCCTTTGTGGTAATCGACTACATCACCGGGGTGATGTGCGCCATTGCAGACAAGAACCTCTCCAGCGAGGTCGGCTTCAGGGGCATCTGCCGAAAGGTGCTCATCTTCCTGCTGGTCGGAATTGCAAACGTCCTTGATGTGCAGGTCATTGGCACCGGCAGTGTGCTGAGAACCGCTGTGATTTTCTTCTACATTTCCAATGAAGGTGTGAGCCTTCTGGAGAACGCAGCTCATCTCGGACTGCCTGTGCCGGAGAAAATCAAAATCGTATTAGAACAGCTCCATGACAGAGCAGAAAGTGAGGAAAAATAAAATGGCTTATACAAACAGCTCTCTGGTGTCTTACACCAAACTCAGCCCGAATCACTCTGGACAGCGCACCCATAGCATTGACCGCATTACGCCGCACTGCGTGGTAGGTCAGCTTTCCTGTGAGAGTATCTGTGGATGCTTTACCAGTCCTTCTCGTCAGGCTTCCTGCAACTATGGCATCGGCACTGACGGACGCATTTCCTTATGTGTTGAAGAGAAAAATCGTAGCTGGTGCTCCTCTTCTAATGCCAATGACCAGAGAGCCATCACCATCGAATGTGCCTCTGACAAGTCGGAGCCTTATGCGATGAATGATAAGGTCTACGCTTCCCTTATCTCGCTCTGCACCGACATCTGCAAGCGTAATGGCAAGAAGAAGCTTTTATGGTTTGGGGATAAGAACAAGGCCTTGAATTATGCACCAAAGTCCGATGAGATGGTGATCACTGTCCACAGATGGTTTGCCAACAAATCCTGCCCTGGCAACTGGCTCTATGCCCGTCTCGGTGATCTGGCCGCAAAGGTTACTGCAAATCTTGGTGGAAGCACTTCTTCTACTGAGGGTACCCTTTATCGTGTACAAGTCGGAGCTTATAAGAGCAAGGCCAATGCTGATGCACAGCTTGCCCACGTAAAGGCCGCTGGCTTTGATACCTATATGGTACAGATCGGAGGGCTCTATAAGATTCAGGTTGGTGCTTACCGTGAAAAATCCAATGCTGACAACATGATGGCAAAGCTCAAGGCTGCCGGTTTTGATGCCTTCATCACAACAGAATCAGATGCCTCTGTTTCAACGCTCAAATCCATTGATGAAATCGCGCGTGAGGTCATCCGTGGTGACTGGGGTAATGGCGCTGACAGAAGAAATCGCCTTACTTCTGCCGGATATGATTATGCGTCTGTACAGGCAAAAGTAAATGAATTACTGGGATAACCATCAGGGTCTATGTGGATTTGCGTCCATATAGGCCCTTTTTCTTTTTGTCTGCAAGGTGTATCAATGGTGCTTTCCTAACTTTTCTATAGACCTATTTTTATAGCCTATAAAGAAGTTTATACATAGACCTTGATGTACCTTGTCATTTTTATCCGCTCAAATCCACCACGAATCTCCAGTGGAAAGTGAAGAACTGAAACTGGAGGTACTTTTCATGCAGAAAGAAACAAAAGCAGTATTACAGGCAACGGATATCGCTTCTCATCTAAAGGCCGTACCGATATTATCAATCGAAATTCAACAGGATTACGACTACTTCATGGCCCAAAGAGCCAGCAAAGCGCTGCTCTCCTCTGGACTTATTTCCTTGGTGGAATTCAACAAATTGACGCAGCTAAACCGCGATACATTCTCTCCGATGTTCGTCGAGATTATGCCCAGAATCACTTGATATATGTGGCCTTTAGAGTGATGTATATACACTGACAAAGGAGGTGAATCACCATGAAGAAGGTAACCAAAATTGATAAAATCCAACCTTCACAGACTTCGAAAAAGAAGCTCCGTGTGGCTGCTTACTGCCGCGTTTCCACGGATTCTGATGCACAGCTCGAAAGTCTGGATGCACAGAAAGAGCACTATAAAAACTACATCACCTCCCGTGATGACTGGACCTTTGCAGGGCTCTACTTTGACGAAGGTATCACCGGCACCAAGGCTGATAAAAGGCCAATGCTCCTGCGACTAATCGAAGATTGTAAAGCAAAGAAAATCGACTTTGTAATCACCAAGTCCATCAGCCGCCTCTCCCGAAATACTACAGACTGCTTGGATATAGTAAGAACGCTTCTGTCACTGGATATTCCGATCTATTTTGAAAAGGAAAATATCAACACCGGCTCGATGGAAAGTGAGCTTTTTCTTTCCATCCTAAGCTCTATGGCCGAAGGCGAATCCGCTTCGATTTCCGAAAATAACAAGTGGAGCATTAAGAAACGCTTCCTGGATGGAAGCTATAAGCTTGGCTATGTGCCTTATGGCTACCGCTGGAAGGATGGAGAAATCCTGGTAGATCCTGCGCAGGCTGAAATTGTAAAACGCATCTTTCGAGAGCTTCTTTCCGGGAAAGGCACGGAGGCCATTGCCAAGGAGCTGAACCAGGAACAGGTTCCAACCAAGAAGGGCGGTCGCTGGACCTCTACCAGTATTCGCGATATCATCAGGAATGAAAAATACACCGGTGACTGCATTTTCCAGAAGACCTATACCGACAGCAATTTTAATCGTCACAAGAATGACGGTCACCTCGATCAGTACTATGTGCCAGATCACCATGAAGCAATTATCAGCCATGAGGATTTTGAAGCTGCAGCAGCCTTGATTGAACAGCGGGCAAGCGAGAAAGGCATCAAGAAGGGAAATGCTAAGTATCAACAGCGCTATGCCTTTTCCAGCAAGATTATCTGCGGCGAATGCGGGAATACCTTCCGTAGGAGAATCCATTCCAGCACCTACGGGAAATACGCAGCATGGGTGTGCAACACTCACCTGGAGGACAACAGCAGGTGCTCTATGCTTTATATCCGTGATGATGATTTGAAGCTGGCATTTACCACGATGATCAATAAGCTGATCTACTGCCACAAGCTGGTCCTGAAGCCTTATTTGAAAGCGTTACAGGAAAACACCGGCGATGCATCGCTTCTGAGTATCCAACAATTAGAAATACTGCTGGAGCAGAACACCGAACAGCGAGAAACCCTGCATAAGCTGATGGGACAAGGCTACATTGACCAGATTCTTTATACCCAGGAAAATAATGCCCTTCTCTCCCAGGCTGGCGAATATAGGAACCAAATTGAGCTCCTAAATCGCTCCCAATCACTGGATGCCACAAAGGTATACGAGACGGAGCGCCTGCTACACTTCTGCGAACGTGGGGAAATGCAGCTGGAATACCGTGAAGAATTATTTGAACTATTCGTGGATCACATTGAGGTTTACAGCCGCCAGAAAATCGGCTTTGCACTTCATTGTGGTCTTATTTTGAAGGAGATGATTTGATGGGACACACACCCTTCGGTTATCGGATCGAGAATGGCAAAGCAGTGATAGACGAAGCTGCTGCCTCTCAGGTTCGAAACCTTTACAAGAATTATTTACGCGGTCTATCCCTTACCAATGCCGCGAAGGAAGCCGGGCTTGCCCTTCTCCATGCAGGTGCCAAGCGCATGATGCTAAACAGGCATTACCTCGGAGATGACTTCTACCCGGCCATCATTGATCCGGCATCCTTCGACGCCGTCAGTGCGGAGCTTACCAAACGCTCCACAAAGCTCGGACGGAATGACCGCTGTATTGCACCAATCATAAAAAGGCCACCGACAGCCTTTCGACTTGGTGACATTACAGAGAATTATGAAAATCCGGTCAGGCAGGCAGAATACCTATACAGCCTGATAGAAAGCGAGGTCAAATAATGGGAAATGTTATGGTCATCCCTGCAAAACGGCAGGTCGGAAACACTGCCAGACAACAGAATGCAAAGCCAAAGCTTAGAGTCGCAGCGTATTGCAGAGTCAGTACTGACAGCGATGAGCAGGCTACAAGCTACGATGCTCAGGTCGAGCATTACACAGAATTTATACAAAAAAACCCGGAATGGGAATTTGCCGGTATCTACGCCGATGATGGTATTTCCGGCACCAACACCAAAAAACGTGAGGACTTTAACCGTATGATTGACGACTGCGAGGCCGGAAACATCGACATGATTATCACCAAGTCCATCAGCCGATTTGCCAGAAACACGCTGGACTGCCTGAAATACATCCGCCAGCTGAAGGATAAGAACATTCCCGTCTTCTTCGAAAAGGAATCCATCAACACAATGGATGCCAAGGGTGAGGTCCTAATTACGATTATGGCTTCCCTGGCTCAGCAGGAATCACAATCACTCAGCCAGAATGTAAAGCTGGGACTCCAGTTTCGATACCAGAATGGCCAGGTACAGGTAAATCACAATCACTTCCTCGGCTACACCAAGGATGCAGATGGAAATCTCATCATTGATCCGGAACAGGCAGAGGTGGTAAAACGCATCTATCGGGAATACCTGGAGGGCTACTCGATGGACCGGATTGCAAAAGGTCTGGAAGCAGACGGCATCCTCACCGGCGCTGGCAAAACAAAATGGTGGACCAGCACCATCAACAAAATCCTCCGAAACGAGAAATACATCGGCGATGCCCTGCTTCAGAAAACTTATACCACAGACTTCCTGAACAAGACCAGAGTGAAGAACAATGGCATTGTTCCACAATACTATGTAGAAGGCAACCATGAAGCAATTATTCCAAAGGACATTTTTTTACGGGTGCAGGAGGAGCTAGTACGCAGACGAGTGGTCAAGACAAGCGCCAATGGCAAAAAACGTTCCTACAGCTGCAACCACTGCTTTGCGCAGATTGTCATTTGCGGCGAATGTGGCGAAATGTTCCGCAGAATCCACTGGAACAATCGTGGCTGCAAGTCCATCGTCTGGCGCTGCATCAGTAGGCTGGAGCCGACCGGGCAGGAATGCCATGCAAGAACCGTCAATGAGCCGGTATTGGAGAATGTGGTAGTTCAGGCCATCAACACGCTCCTTGGCGATAAGTCCACCTACCAGGCGCAGCTTCAACAGAACATTGCAAAGGTGATCCGAAGCGCTCAGCAAAATACCGCTGATGGCATTGACGAAAAACTGCAGGAGCTTCAGAAAGAGCTTCTCAAAAAAGCCAATAACAAAGAAGCCTATGATGAGGTTGCCGACGAGATCTTCAAGTTCCGGGAACAGCGAGAAAAATGCACGTTTGACACTGCTGCCAGGGACGCACAGATTGCCCGCATCAATGAACTGCAGGATTTCATCAAGCAGCAGCCCGCACACCTGGAAGCCTTCGATGAGGCCCTGGTAAAGCACTGGCTCGAGCGAATCATCGTTTGGGAGGACCACTTCACTGTGAAGCTTAAGTCCAGACTGAAAATTGATATTAAAGGATAATCCCGTAGACGCACGAAACCCTCTCGACCATGATGACCGGGAGGGTGTTTTTGTTATTTTACAAAGGTTGCATCATCTCAAGAATGATTCCATCCGGGTCTCTGAAATAAAACGCTCTGCTTTCCCCAAATCCATCTGCCCTGAAATCGAAATACTGCGGTTCAGACAGGCACTCCACATGATTTTCGATAAGAGTTTTGTAGACAGAATCAATGTCATCCGTGTAAAAGCATACTTCTGAGATAGATGTCGTAAACAAATCTGATTGTTCTTTATGGATTTTGCTGTCTACAAACTGAATCAATTCAACCGGTGGTGCTTCAAGAGCCTTCGAACCATTCAAATATGCAACCCTTGCTTTACAATTTTCCTTACGGAACATTTTATCTGTCTCTTCGCCTTCCATAAAGATTTCCCCCTGAAATGCAAGCCCAAGAATATCTCTGTAGAAAGCAATCGAGCAATCCAAATCAGAAACGGTTAATCCAACGTGATAAATTCTTCCAACCATATTTAGCCTCCAATCATTTCTTTATTTCATCAAACTGGGATTTTACGCTTTCTTAATCGGATGTCTGATTACAGTTTTCCATTTCTCTGGGGCAACCTTTCTTGCATCAGACATATAAATCTCGTGGTGCAATCTATCTTTGTTAATATCATTAACATACCCATTTTGTTCTAAATAAGCATCCATAAGAGCAACGGTTGCTGGCTCATTATCAAAAGAACCTATATGCATAATTTGAACACATAATCCCTCATCAATCGTAAGATACTCTGCTGACGAACAATCAATTTTCTTCTTTTTCGTTGCTGTTTCTACCGCCCAGTCAAAATCAGCTTTAGAAATGAAATCAGGCAAACGGATAACAGAAATCCAGTTGAAAGCAGATTTATTTGTATAATCTACACTCTCTACATCATCCTGCCACCAAAAACCTTCCAATGGCGGAACAACATATTCAAAAAACCCTGCAATTTTATAATCGGTCTTGTAACTCATTTTTAATGTGTATGCAACAGCATATAGAATACTGATTGCGTGTTGATATGCCCCACCTTCTTCATTTGGATTGCCTTTTCCCCTAACTGCAATATAATTTGCCTTAGGTACATTTACAATCACTGGTTTATTCTTAGGCATATAAAATTCTTTAAATTCTTTCTTAAAATCAAAAGCCATAATAACCTCCAAAATCCTGATTTAAACGAGTCCAGCAAGGGGCTAATGCCCCTTATGCTTTTCTCTTTTCTTTTGCTGTTTCATTTCAAACAATCGCAGTTCTTCTGCTTCTTTTTTCTCTCTGCTTCTGATCTTGCGTTCCTGTTTGTTTTGTTCCTGTTGTAATTTCAATGCCTGCTGCGATTTTGTTCCAATACCGGTTTCCTGCATTTGCCTTTTTGCTTCACGCTGCATCCTTTTTGGATTTCTTTTTATATCCTTTACAACAGTATCAACAGCTGGACTGAATTTCAAACTAGCATAATATTTTTGAATATATTCCTGCACCTCATAATCTTTTGGTTCTGCACCAAAAGTCACCTTTGTTACAGATAACTTACCATCCTCGAAACGCTCAAATACGCCTACCCAGAATGGTTCTTCAAAATACACCGTCAGTTTTCCACTTACTTTGTCCATAAGAATCCCTCCTAAAATAATTGTTGAACAAAGAATGGACAACCCGGAGGGGCAGGTTACTTACCCTATTACATAGGACGGCTGGGCTACCTACCAGCTCTAGTACATTGCTGAATGTACATTGCGTTTTTATCTTTGTATTTATAATCAAGCCATATGGCACGATTAACTTAGTATGTCAAATACCGATTTACCGAATTTTTCCTTCACATCTATTCCACTGCTTGCAACCACCCCAAATGGTCGAGTTGCCGGATTGGTTGTCAGCCCTTTCCGTTTTCCAAAAATCAGCCCAAAATGCCTGACATCTAATCCACTGCCTCAAATCGTGACATCTAATCCGAGGTCACAACCTGACACACATTTTGCAGTGGATATGTTTCCATATAAGAAAACCGAGCTTTTTCAAAAGTCTGGCTTCAAATCCAAACTTCCGAAAAAGCCCGGAAATACGCCGCTTTCTGGCACTTGATTTTATTTCCTTGACATCAATACTACCGTCTCGACAGTTGTTTCAGTTTCCAAGGGAAGTTCTTTCACTTCCTCACCATCAACAGGCACAGGAAAATTGAATACGATCTTCTTTATCCAGCTTCCGTCTTTCCTTTTCTCCGGGAACATCTCAATTCGCTCGATAAAGGCCTTCATAAACTCCTTCTGCTCCGCTTCCATTGCGGAATGGTAGACTTCATCAAATGCCAGCAACAAGCGATAGATATTGTCTCCGGAAATCTTCTCCTGCTGGATGCTGCGGATCTGACTTTGCAATTCGCCAATCTGAACTTCGATTTCCTCTATGGTGTCATACTGCTCATCATAGCGGCGCTGCAAGTCCAAAATCTTTCTGTCATAGTGGGCATCATTGATGTCCAAGGTATCCATCTGACGCTCCAAGCGGCTTTTCGTTCCAAAGGCTTGCTTTAGCCGCCCTTGTAGGACAGCAATCTGCCGTTCCATATCTTCTGTATCAACTGCTGTTCCGATTTTCGCCTGAATCGCTTCTACAAACCGTGGATTGTTGACCATAGCGGAGATAACCTTCGCCACAAATTTGTTGATTTCCGTCTGCTCGATATTCAGACGGAAACTGCACTCATGCCCGGTAGGTGTTACCGTATTTTTGCAGTAGTAATAATACCGTGTTTTCTTGTCCTTGCTGTGCGCCTTGGCGATATTGCCGTACATACTCTTTCCGCAGCATGGGCATTTCAAGATACCGGACAGGATGTGTGCGTGGTCTGGATTGTTAACCTTTTCCCGCTTAAAAGAATTGATCTTGCGCTTTTCCTGTGCCAGATACCAATCCTCTTCGGAAATGATAGCTTCGTGTTGTCCTTCATAAACCGGGAACTCCGACTGCTCAACCACGTGCATCTCGTTTCTTGTACCCTGTTTCTTTTCTGTTCTTCGTCTGCCGTAAGCAATCTTTCCCATATAAACAGGATTGTACAATACATTTTTCACAAAATCTCTTGAAAATCCCGGAATGGTATTATTCTGTCTTAGTTTCTTAGTATAACCATTGCGGTTCAGATATTTTGCAACTCCTGCAACACCCTCATTAGTGTGAATGTAGCGGTCATAAATGACACGAATTACTTCCACTTCATCCTCTGCAATGACAAGGTTTCCATTTTCCAGTTTGTATCCATATGGAGCGAAACCGCCGTTCCATTTGCCCTCACGAGCCTTTTGCTCACGTCCTGCCATTGTCTGTGTGCGGATATTTTCTCGCTCAATCTCTGCCACCGCAGACAGCACAGAGATCATCAGCTTTCCTGCATCCTTGGAGCTGTCAATGCCATCCTCCACGCAGATCAGATTGACACCGAAATCCTGCATGAGTTGCAAAGAATTCAGAACGTCCGCTGCATTTCTGCCAAATCGGGACAGCTTAAAGACCAACACATAAGAAACATCATCTTTGCCGTCCTGAATGTCATTCAGCATCCGTTGAAACTCCTGCCGCCCTTGAATGTTCTTTCCGGAAAAGCCCTCGTCAGAATACTCCCCGGCAACGATCATATCCTCGTATGCCGCATACTTCCGCAGCTTGTCACGCTGGGCATCCAAGCTGTATCCGTCAACCTGCATCGAGGTGGACACTCTTGTATAAAGATAGCATTTAAGTTGTTTCTTTTTCAGAATCTCCACCTCCCTCATTCCTTCCTTTTACCATAAGTCCCTCGTTGCGGATATAATACTCCAAAAGCCACAGCACATAATCCGGTGCATGGCGGTTGTCCAATTCCCATTCAGTCATAGTCCGGTAAGGAATATGGACGAGCTTGCAAAAATCTTTCCGATTCAGTCCTGTGCTTTCACGCAACTTTATAATTCTGTTTTTACAATCCATCCGTCTTTTCTCCACAAAAGCAAAAAAATACACGTTGCGTAATCATTATAGCATAGCCATAGCGAATACGCAACGTGTAAATTGCAAATTTTATGCAGCCTTATCCGTCAGAAGCTGCGCTTGATTACTTTCCTCGGAATGCTCCACTCCCTGCGGTGCGTCCTGTTCCAATTTATCCAAAACCTGATGTCCATATTTCTGGAGCATCTGGCTCATAACATCCACACAGCGGTCAAATGCCGCATTATATTTCGCTTCCTCATAATATTTCTTCAATAGGCGATTCCTCCATCAAAGTTCCATATCCTGTCCACGCTTCCGGGCAGGGTGTTCGTGTTCCTGTGTTTGCTTTCCTCTGATGAGGATAGAATTGATAAAAGCCCGAACCTTTTCGGATGCGATTTCCAGTGCATCCAGAAAGGGTTGGGCTTTCTGTTTGAGTTCCATATATTTTTCGTTTACCGCTTCATACCGCTGCTTCCAGATGGAAACCGTCTTTTCTGCGGAAGCCAGTTTTTCTTTCAGACGCTTGTTGTCAGCATTGGCGATAATGCCATTGACCGCATAGCGTTTGAGTGTGTCGCATTCATCCGGTGTCAGCGTGATATTGTTTCCGAATGTGGCTTTTTTGCCCATTACTTCAATGTCCTGCACTGTCAGCGCAATGGTCTTTGCCGCCTTGGTTTCCTTTTGCAAAGATTCCAGTTTCTTTTTCTGTTTTGCTGTGGCAGCTTTGGCATCCTCCAAATTCTGTTCTGCCTGTGCCACCTGCCCGGTCACAGCTTCCAGCCGCTGCTGTTCTGCCTGCACCTTGAACTGGGTCACAGTCAGATGTTCCTCGGTGCTTCCACATTCTCCACGCTCCACATCGGTATAACCGGCGTTTCGCATGAAATTGAAAAAGTCATCCTGCAACACACTGTAGGATGACTTCAAAATCTTTTTCCCTTTTGCGTTGAGCATGGGATTTCCGTCCTCGCCAAGCACCGGCTTGGACTCCCATTTCTTACTGCGGCTGACCTGTGTGATGACCTCCTTAACGGTTCCCCGGAGGGCTTCATCCTTGCATCGCTTCGACCAAAGGATCTGCTTTTCCACCACCGGGATATAAACCACATGAAGGTGGTAGTGGTACACATCTTCGCCCAAAGCTTCGGACATTGCTCGGTTGCGCTCATCGGCGTGCATCACAGCGGAGAGGATATACTGCTCACCACCTACGATCTCCGCAGCAGCTTTGTAGGCATCGGCATAAAACTGTTTCGCAAATTCATAGCCGCCATGATTGTAGAAATAAGCGGAATTCACATCAAATACCAACTCACCGTATTTGACGGCATCCGGTTTCAGACCTCTGGTGGAGATCACGCCGTCTTGTTCCATCTGCTCAAACATTTTTACATAATCGTCCGTGGGTGCTTTGAAATGGACGTTCAGAGAAGTGCGTTCCGGCACGATGTCCTGATTGCTGTAGCTGTCCTTTTCACGCTCATTGTGTTCCTGTACCTTCGCCACATCAGCCGGTGTTTCCAAGTCCTGATTTCTGGCTACGGTACGGTCTATTCCATCATTTCTTGCCATTGGATTTTTCCTTTCTTTGAGATTTGCAACAGCGGAAGGCTGGAGAACGGCACTTTTTCAAAGTGTAATAACCCACTATGACACTTTCATCCATACTGGCTGCAAAGTGCCGTGGGCTCTCCGAGGGCTCTCCCGAGGGGGAATGCGGTCACTGCGGTGACCTCTGCTGACCAAGGCGAAAATGTCTGCGCCTTTTCCCATGGTCAGCCCGTCTGCATGAAGCTGTTCTGTGTCAACTTCCTCTTGCAGCCGGTGTCCACAGACACTTTTTCAAAAGCCTGTGGACATAGAAGCAGCCCGAACGAGAGGATGTGTGCTGTTTCTATAACAAGCGTTTCACGCTCTTTTGCTGCGTACATACGTACCAGCAATGGGATTTACTCGACCTGCCGCCATTCCTCCGGAATGTCCTCCGGTACGTACGTACACGGCGAATCTCCGTAAAACCCATTTATATGAGGTCGTGCAATGGCTTCCACTCCCATGAATCCCCAAACCCGCCGTCCGGCAGAGTTGGTGATGTTGTTGCAATGCTCCAGATTGAATTTTCTGGCATTGGCAATCATGGCGTCGCTGAAGCTGCGGGCTTTCAGCGGTGCAAGGGAGTTTTCCTCGCACCACATCCGGTAGATTTCATAGAAATCCTTGGAGCTGATGGACGCATCCGCTTTGCGCTGGATATATCCCTCTGATTCCATGAAATCAAAGATATTGTTGTTGTCACGCTTGACCGCTTCCCGATTTTCACGGATGCGGTCACTCTCCGTAAACTTAAAGTTGTTGGCAACAAGCCGCTGCAAGCCTTCAAATGCCCACAGGAAGATACCCTCGGCTTCAGCTTTCATCTTCTCTGCAAGATCAGGATCGTCAGCTCTGTCCACCTGCTTTTCCTTGGTGGTCAGCACAAGCTGTCTGCGATAAAATCCGTCGCTGCGGTCATACAAGGCTTGCAGATCACCGTTGCTGAATGCCAGCAATCGGGCGAACATCCAGCCCTGATAACTCTGCTTGCCTTTACGTTCCAAATCCATCTTGCCTTGTGCTGTCACGATGGATTTTACATAGTTGGTCTGGCGCAGAGCTTCCATCCGCATATCATCATCCACGCACAGGAGAATGTGTTCCAAATCGGCACGGGCGAAGCGGTTTTCAGAAATCTTGCCGATGCTGCCGTCTTTCATATTCGTGCCGAAGATGGTAGACAGTACCGCACCGATTTGAGATTTACCCTCGCCGCCGTTGCCTTTAATCACCATCATGCGCTGCCCCTTGTTGGAGGGAATCAGGCAATAGCCGATAAACTCCTGCAAAGTTGGAATGTCCTCGGCGTAAAGCAACCCATCCAGAAAGTTCAGCCAGATCACCGGCGCAGTAGCATCGGGATTGTAAGCAACCGGCAAACGGCTCCGCACGATAGCCGGTCTGCCCTCGGTAAATGTGCCGTTCAATAGCAGCGTACCGTTGGACAAATGAATCCGATCCTGCTCCGGTGGAAAGTCCGGCACTTGCGCTTCCAGTTTCAGCACTTCCAGAATGTTGGTGATCTTCCGGGGGATATTGTTTACGGCACAGAATTTCAGCTTGTCGTAAATCTCCCCACGCAGAGGAAGATCGTCCGTCACTCGACCATCGGGCGTGAAAAAAGCTCCGTTTGCGAAGATGATCCTGCGCTCTTGCAGAAATTCTTCACAAAACAGAGCTTCGTTGATGTTCTGCCCGTCAAACCACATGGGCAAGTTCATATCAGGCGTTTTCCGGTTCTTCGCCATGGTGCGCCACCTCCTTTTTCTTTTGTGCGGTATACTCTTGCAGAAAAGCAATTTTGCCGTCCTGCATCAGCTTGTCCACCAATGCCACCCGTTCTTCCAGATCACCCACCGTCAGCACATCTGCCATATATTCGATATGGCAGTGCATCTGGCAGGCTTCCACAAAACGGTCATCCAGAGCATCTTCCGGTGTCTTGGGAGCATAGCGCACTTTCCAATCTTCCAACAGATGCAAATAATCCGTCAGCACCCGGAAGCACAGCATTTCATCCTCCCGGAACTGACGGATATAGGGACGCTTCGGCTTGACCATAGCTGCGGCAGTGGGCGGTTTCGGGTCAAGCCCGAAGTCCAAAGCCAGCTTTTGCGCTGCTTCATAACTGCTCAGATTGAACAGCCTTGCCACAAGGTCGATCACATCCCCTTTGGCTCCGCAGCCGAAGCAGAAAAAATAGTCCTCATTCAGCTTCAAGCTCGGATGCCTGTCGTTGTGGAATGGGCAGCAAGCCATACCGTTGCGGTTGACATTCAGCCCGTAGTGTTCGGCGGCTTGCTTTATGCTGATTGCCGCCTTGATGGTTTCATAGATTGTCATAGAAAAACCTCCATTCATATTATTCTGGAAAGCACGAAGCACCCGCCGTGATTGGCAGGTGCTTCGCTCCTTCTATTATGGTTATGACGGATTTTTCAAAAAACAGGCTAATGACAGGACAATCCTGTTTCAAAAAACAGGACAACTTATCTGAGGACATAGATTTCTTCACATATACATGATATAATTAGAAAAATAAAAAACAGGACAGGAGGGTAAGCATGAGTCAAGAATTGATGACATTGGATTTCTGGCAGGATACGGTCATATATGAGGGGAAAACACTTCCTGTCGGCACTCTTGCCTGTGATGCGCTGAATGTTTCGGCGGATACTCTTGCCAAAATGAATGAACAATGCCAGAAAATTAATCTACTGCTTGGAATGCTGAACGCCGGACAGGACGCTTCTGCACTCTGTCCTATGGCAAAGGAAGCTACTCTGGCGATGCTGGATACTCTCAGCGAAACCCCGCCGTTCTCTTATATGGACATGCCAAAGCACAGAGAACGGATAGAAAGGGTTTTTACTGTCGAAAATGCCTTGAAATATGTGGAGTTTGCCACAAAAGCCGCAACCAATTCTTTGCAATTTGAAGAAATCCAGAACTATGCCGAAGCAATTATGCTGCAACGCTATACCGCTGTATGCGGGCATCTGGCTTACTCCCTTGGGGAATACCAAACGGCCATGCTTGATTTTGCAGAAAAATCAGACGGCAACGAAGCTGACCGCACCGCAGAGGGCTTTGCCAGAATGTTCGGCAATTATTTCCCGCCGGAGTTTTCCATCACGGTGGGCAATGCCTGGATGTCCACCCTGAACAACTCTGTTCAGTATGTATCCGTCATCCGTCCAGGCGAAAAAGTTGCGAAGCTGGTCAAGCGGATGCACTATGTATCCTTTGTGGGGATGTTCCGGTCTGATCTCTTTGAGGGCTTGTGTGTTGGCCATGCACCGAAAAAATGCAAAATCTGCAGCAAGTGGTTTCTGACCACCAATGCAAGGCACACCAAATACTGTGGTGGGTTTGCACCGGGTGACAAGCTGCGCCGCACCTGTCGGCAGATCGGCAATCTGAAAGGGCGAGAACAACGGGAGCTTGCGGACGATCATCCGGTGAAACAGATTTATGAGAAACGGCTGAACACCATAAACCGCTATGTGAAGCGTGGTACTCTGGACGCTGATCTTGCAGAGGTTATGAAAAAGCTGGCAAAAGACAAGATGCTCCGGGCGCTCAGCAATGTCACCTACGCCAAGGGCGATTATGAAAAGGAAATGGATCAGGCTGCTTTGAAGAAAGAAGCAAAGATGAAGAGTAGGTGATAAAAATGCGACATGATATACCTTTTCCAATACATAATGATTATGAAATATGCCACTATTTGAAGAATATTTGGGAATGTGGCTGGCTTGACGATTATTCTGATGAACATTTTCTTATAAAGGCAATAGAAAACAGGTTGACAACCTTTGTTGGATATACTCAAATGCTTAATAACGAGCCTAATCTTCATGGGGTAATCAAGGCTAAGGGCATTATTGACAACGATACCTTTAATTCAAATTTCTGCATGAATTTATCTGGCCGATTAGCGTGCTTAGAATCCGTATTTGGAAGCGACCACATGGAAAGATTCATCAAAGATCAGTTGTCGGCAGGAAAACAAAATTATAACGAAGATACATTTTTTGAAGCAGTGTCCGAAGTATCTGTTCTATATTTTTATACGTTCAGGAGCAGGTGGAAACAAGCCCTGTATGAACCTCCTATTGGCAAATCAAAGTTGTCAAAAAATCCAGAAGCGAGATTCATTGGCGAATTATCGTTGAATGGTGATGCTCAGAAAATTACTATCAATATAGAGGTGAAATGTCCCAAGTTCCCATCGATTGAGAATCAAGAATGCAAAATTGCGATACCTACCGTTTTGCTTTCTGATGAAGGTAGAAAAGAAATTCCAGCATTCTGCAAGGATAATGGGATTGTCTATATAAGTCCACGTGTTATGAAACTCAAAGATTTTCTTAACAGCGCTTCTTCGAAATTTTCTGTTCCACAAAGCAACGAGTACAATCTATTATATATAAATTGGTCATATTGTGACTTTGCTTCGAACAGTTTCCTTGAAGCATGGTCTTTGTTAACCAATGCGATAAATGGTATTCTTACGCATCCCAATGCTGCCCAGAGCATAGGTGTATCACCTGATGTTTTCAAAAAAATCACCGCTGTTATAATTTACACAGAAGCATTAGAGGGCTTGATGTTCTTAGACTTTCGAAATGTATGGCAAATGAATGGACGAGGACAAAGATTTCGAATGTGGGTATTAGACGAAAAGTTGCGCCATGCTGAAACAACTCGTGAATCTGATACCTTGTTTTATGTAACAGGGATGAAACCCAATGATGAACTTACGCAGATGGCAATGCTGGATTGCAAATCTAAAACAGATAGCGATCGAGTGAACAGCTCTTTAATTGGGTTAGAGTTAGTAGATTTGGTTGAGAAATACGCCGAAAAATATTGA